CGACCGACTTAGTACACCGACTGCGCGACCGCAGCTACGCCAGTAAGTTCCCTGACCCGCTGGTGGAGGAAGCCGCCGACGAGATTGAGCGGCTGAAGCAACGGGCTGCGGAACTTGCTTATTCCAAAGAGCAGCTAGAGATTAGGGTCTTGGATCTGATAATGACGCGGGCAAAGAACGCTATGGTCACCCTCACCGACGCGGAGCGGGAGGCGATCAAAAGTGCGGAGTCGGATTACTCTGACAATGACATGGACGCAGGGTGTTGGCAGATCGCCGCCACGCTGCGCGGCCTGCTGGAGCGGACGAATCATGACGCTGTGCCGGAAGCGAAAGCCGACTTGCCCGACGAACGTCCGCCAAATGCGGTGTCAGCAAACGGGGGAACCCCGGGTGCTGCTAGTCGGGATGGCAGCGGCACCGGCAATACACAAGAGCCGGTGGCGTGGGCGGTTGTGTCGGACAGCAAAGAGGAGATCGACTGCGAGTTCGTCTACCCAGACCGAGAAACCGCTGGAGACGTTGCCCTAGACATCAACGGAGGCGTCGTTCCCCTCTACCGCTCACCCACCCTCACCGACGAGGAGCGGAAGGCGGTGGAGTGGTTCGCGGCATACGGTGCTGGCGACCACGCCGCCACGCTGCGCGGACTGCTGGAGCGGACGAAATGACTTGTCCAATCTGCGACCACAAGCCGATGAACTGCGACTGCACGCCGCGAGAGCGGGCGATGTGGCGGGAACTGCAAGAGCGTGAAGACACGCCAACTCTAGTCCTGACGAGCGCGGAGCGCGGAGCGATTGGGCGGTTGATCGGCATCATGGGGCCGTGCGCGGATGCCGCCACTCTTCGCGGACTGCTGGAGCGGCTGGGATGAGCCGAACGCTAATCCTCGTTACCACAGGGATCTACATTTGGATCGCCATAGACCAACTGTCCAAACGGAACTACCCGATGTTTACGTGCTACGCCGGCTACGCATTCGCCAACGCGGGGCTGTATGCCATGGCAAGCCACTAAAATGAACGCTGGACGGGCGTTCACTTAAAGGCGTACAATCGGGACACTGATAGTCAACGGGCCGCAGATCGCAAATTTGAGGCCCTGACAGGCACTGTTGCCACGGATGGCCTGAAGATCGGCCCCCCGCCAAGGTCCGCTTGTGGGACGCCAGCCTCGCCAGAGGCCAAAGAGGGGGCAGTAAAACCCAGGAATGGGTGCGCGAATAGCAGGGCATGCTGCCGACTCCAGCCCTGACTCTAGGCATTGGCCCGTCGCGCCGGGGCGAAGGATGCGAAGGCCGTGGACCCCGTCATCAATTACGCACGCCCACTATGTACGCGGCTCCACCGTTTGTACGCGCGACTCTTCGGAGTCGCTATGCCCGCTCACCGCCGTTTGTACGGTTGTAATTGTTCAGTTACACTGCCGCCCCGCCTGGAGGGATACAGGCGTGATGCGTGGCGGATCTGGAGTGCGGCAAGTGCCGATGCATTAAGCCGGAAGAAGCGTTTGCCACTAGCGGCACGCGGCCAACGGGACGCCAGCTTTGGTGCCGGTCATGCGCTTCGGCCTACGCAAAGGAACGTTACCGGAAGCGCAGCCAGCGGACGCAAGTAGCGTCCTGCAAGACATGCGTTTCTTGCGGGTGCTTCCTTCCCGCCAGTGAGTTCACACGGTGGGCGTTATCTGACGATCTGTTGCGCGACAAGTGCAAGCAGTGCGTCAGCGTTGAAAAAAGAGGCGACAAGTACGGCCTCTGCGAAGAGGAGGTGTTGCACTACCTCCGTGTGCCGCAATGCCAAAATCCCCACTGCGGCAAGGTCTTCGCCTCTGACTCCGAGGTCCAGTTCGACCACTGCCACCTGACCGGCGCGGTTCGCGGAGTCCTGTGCAGTAAGTGCAACACAGCCGCTGGCCACGGTGGCGAGGCGGAACTACGCCGTATTCGCGGCCTTGTCATGTACCTGGAGCGTCACAGTGAACAAGGATGAGCGCGCTGCGCTGATCGGATGGGTGCAGGAGCATCGGTGCTGCGCCGTCTGCTGGTGGCCAGAGTCTGACGGGAGGAGAAGGCTGGAGGTCCACCACCTCTGCGGCGGCGCTAGCCGCAAGCACGACATACGGAATTACCTCCGTCTGTGCGAGCGCTGCCATGGAATCCTCCACAGCGGCAAGATTTACAGTGGACTGCCCGATGTGAACAGGCGTATACTGCTCACCTGCAAGCAGGAGTGCGACCCGGATAACTACGATCCGGAGTACCTCGCCAGCCTGAAACATAAAAAACATTTGGGTTACGAACCAGAACCAGTGCCCGAGTACTACCTGGAGGAGAGGGATAGGAACGTGGGATCGTGGAATCGTCGGACCCCCTGAGTTGCCAAGTAATACGGGTCACGCGACCCAATACATTGCTGATCCGAGTTATGAATCCTGCCTTACAGTCAGCGATAACCACTTACCTCGTCCTGCACGGGGTGCGGTGTGATAAGTCTGCCAGCGCAGAGATCATTGACTGGCTGGAGATTCATGGGGACTTTCAGCGTTTCTCGCTGCGGGTCTGCGACTGGGTCCGCGACTCTTTCGGCCGGGTGCTAGGCGACCTGTTCGACCGGCGCACGGGCGAGTGCCTGACCGAATACCTGTTGCAGCGCGGCGTTGCCGCAGTCCGCGACAGGCACTTGGAGTCCGTGATGATCGACCTCCTCAACTCTCCGGAGCCAGACGAACCATGAACGCAGGCGGGCACTGGAAGACGAACACCCACAACATCACCGTCTACTGGCCAGACCAAGGGCAGAACCGAAACTTCAACACTTGGGGTCTGGTTGGAACGTGGATCTCCCAGAACGAAAAGGTTCTAAACAAGCAACCCGAGACTAAGGTCTGCCAGCTTCTGTCTGAACAGTTCCCGTACTTGGAACTCATCGAATGCCGTGACTTCTCTGGCCGCGCCGCGAGGCTGACGAAATGACCCAAAGCCGGGCCAAGGGGAAAAGAGGCGAGTTGGAAGCGTCTAAGGAATGGTCGCGTGTCATGGGCGGCGCCTGCCGCCGAGGCCAGCAATTCGCCGGGGGAAACGACAGTCCAGACCTTGTCCACGATTTCGCGGGCATTCATCTGGAGGTGAAGCGGACCGAGCGCGGCAACCCGTACCTGTGGCTGAAGCAAGCGATTGCCGACTGCCAGGGCCGGGTGCCCGTCATCCTGCATCGCCGCTCAAACCAGCCGTGGATCGTTGTGGTGAGGCTAGACGATGTCCCGCGATTCGTGCTGGAGGCGCAAGCTGGTCCGCAGGCTCAGACGCTGGGCGGCGGAAAGGTTCCCGGCCACGATCCCGGTGCGGGTGTATCTCCTGCCCCCTGACCGGATGGACGGAGCCTATGGCTATTGCAATCTGGACGATGACCACGAACGCGCCACGATCTGGTTGGTCAACACCATGGACCGTGGCCAGCTTGTGGAAACTTTTTGCGAGGAGTGGGCGCATCTGCGGTGCGCGAACCTAGTAGATACGGAGGACCATGCCGATGACACAGACCACCACCCTTCCTTCTGGGCAGAGTACGGACGGATCACGCTCGCGAGTAGAGGCATTGCTTGGTGAGTTGTCGGCGCTTCTCGTCAGCGACCCCTATTGGCCGATCATCCTGCGTCTGTACCGGCTTCTCAGCCGCAAGCGGAACTACTACGGGTGCGGTCTGAACCCGCTGGAAAACGCACTGGGTGTGCGGGACGAGGGGATTGAGCCTTGGAAATACCAGCTAGCCAGAATCGGGGAGAAGTGCCGTCGCTGCCGTGGCCCTCTGCGGACAATAGATATACAGGAAACCCTGTCGGATATCGCCGGTCACGCCGTTGTAGGAATTGCGGTTCTCAATGCCGAGTCTGAAGGACATACAAATGAATCTGAAGATCGTTAAATGGCTTCTCGCCCACCAGTCTGCGCTGCTGAAAGTCGTGGAAATCGCCAAGGGCTACGACAAGACCAAGCCATGGGTTGTGCAATGGGATGTCGTTGACAAGATCGCCCGCACCGTCCTGCCGATCATGGAGGCAGAACTGGCTACGCCCAAGACGCTGGCCGTGGATGAGCCGGTGGCCGACCGCGAGGTTCAGATCCTCGCCCTCCAGACGCATTACGCCGCGCTGGGGATCGACTGGAAGCTGGTGGTGGAGGTGATCATCCCGCTGATCGTCGCCCTCCTGCGGGCGATCTCTGGCACAGAAGAATGAGCTTCGTCCACCTCCCTCCCTACCGTGTTACTGGTTACCCACTCGCCGCTCAGAGCGAGGGTGTGGACTGGGGCCTGTCTGCCTACGGCGTTCCCGCGCTGTGGCAGAGGTATCGGGGCGAAGGCGTGACGGTCGCTGTTGTGGACAGCGGTGTCGCCAAGCATTTTGCGCTGGACGAAGCCGTCGTTGACTATCGGAACTTCACGACGGACAGCGATATCCACGACACGCTGGGGCACGGCACTCACTGTGCTGGCGTGATCGGTGCGAGGACCGGCGCGGCCAAGGGGGTTGCCCCGAAGGCAAAATTGTTGAGTCTAAAAGTTCTTGGGCACAGCGGCATGGGCAGCAACGATGCCGTGGCCCAGGCCGTGACGTTCGCGACCGAGGCCAAGGTAGACATCATCTCCATGTCGCTTGGGTCAGTGCGGCCGGATGACCGTGTACACACCGCGATCAAAGCGGCGTACGACAAGGGGATCATCGTAGTCTGTGCAGCCGGGAACGATGGCGGGTCGGTGAACTACCCGGCCGCGTTCCCGGAGACTATCGCGGTTGGCGCCGTGGATCGCAGCGGCAACGTGTGCGAGTTCTCTTCCCGTGGGAGGGAGATCGCCGTCGCCGCCCCCGGCGCCGACATCACTTCGACATGGCTGGCCAACGGCTACGCCACGATCAGCGGCACCTCAATGGCGGCTCCGTTCGTCGCTGGCATCCTCGCGCTCTATGTCTCCGCATGCAAGCACGACGGCGACAAGGTCGATCACTCGCATGTCACCGATGCCCTTGCAAGGACATGCAAGGACGTTGGCGCTACCGGACGCGACGATGTCTACGGCTGGGGCCTGTTGGACCCGCACAAGCTGCTCACCTATGAGGTCCGACCGAACGTGGCAGGCGTAACGATTTTCATACCTGGAGCAAAGATCCTGTGACCCCCGCGCAGATTGGTTCCCTGTGTTTCTTGGCGGCTGTCGCCGCGTGGCTGTACTGGCCGTCCATCGTGGCGGTCTTTCCAAAGAAGACCCCGAGCATCTTGGGCCAGATTGAGGATGTGATTTCCATCCGCGATTCACACCGCGACGAGGAGGTTACCAAAGCATGCAACGCTCTGTTGGCAGTGCTGTTGCGGGTGAGCAAGTGAAGCACATCATTCTCACCGCCGTCGCCTTGGCTGTTGTCTGGTTTTCCTTTGTTCCAGCCAAGGTGCCCGTGGCCCCCGGCCCGGTGACTGTCGCGCTGGCAAAGGCAGACCATGCGGACAGGGTGAAGGTCGGCAGCATCTACCGTGCGCTGGCTGACATCACGGAGCGTGACGGCGGAACGCAGATCACGACTCTGTCGATCTGGAGAACGTGCCACTCCAGCGTCCTGCGGCTAGCTGTCGGCGGCACCGATCTGCCGGGCAAGTACCCCGGCCTGGACATTGCCGTGGAGAAAGTCCTGTCCACGCACTTCCCGCTGGGCGATGTCCCCATGACAAAGGAACTGGCGGGCAAGATTTCCGCCGCATGCGAGGAGGTCGCGAAGCAAAGTGGCGGATGACGATTTTGTACTAGACACGCCGTACTCGCTACTCAATGCGTACGCGAACCAGGGCCTCGTTGGATACATCAATGACCCGCGTGCGCGGAATGAGTTCCTAGAGTCGCAGAAGTACCAGTACTTCGACGAGCCAAACATCCGTGGCGTTGGCGCGGGGAAGCGGTCGCTGCTGTTCGCCTACCTGTTGAAGGTGGACCCCGGCGCCTTCTCCGAAAAACAAACCACAGGCGACTGTGTGTCCCATGGTTCCCGTAATTGCAGGGACATGACACGCGCCGCCGGGATGTTTGCGCGCAACGAGCCGTACAGCTTCTACAAGCGTGGCTCCACTGAGCCGACATACGGTTCGCGTGGTCACGGTGGCCAGGGCATGTCTCCAGCGCAGGCCAGCCGCTTTGAGCGTGACGTTGGATTCCTCGCGAGAGAGAAGTTTCCGCCGGTCGATCTGTCGAAGTATGACTCCACCATCGGCACAAGATGGGGAACGTCAGGCGTCCCGTCCGCAGTGCAAGAACTGTGCAAGCGGAACAAGGTTGGCAGGATCACGCTGGTGAAAAACCAAGCTGATCTGATGGACGCCATGTCCAACGGCTACGCCGCACACTCCGGTCAGTACGCTGCGTGGAGCGCCGCGCCGAACGACAAGCACTACCACTCGCGTGTGAGCCCCGGATGGAATCACGACATGGCGATTGGCGGCTACGACGATACGAAATCTTTCTGGCCGTTCCGCGTTTGGTTCGTGATGAATTCCTGGGGTGCGTGGAACCAGCCGCCGAAGCAGTGGCCTTCCGACTACCCGCCATGGGTGCCGGGAATGATCGTCGTGAAAGACGATGACTTCCAAGTTTGCTTGGACAACCAGGACTGCTGGGTCTACGGGAACATCGACGGCTACCCGCCGCAGAAGTTGCCTGACTATGGAACGATTGGACTACTGAATGTTGAGTGAAATCTTTTTCTTGCTGGCCGTCGATGACATCCCGGCGAAGGTGTCGGCGGAAGTCGCCTACTCGCTGCTGAAGCCGGTGCCTGTGGTGAGCAAGTGCTGCGGTCAGTGCAAGGGTGGCGTGATCATTCACGGCGACGGGCACCAGACCCCCTGCCCATGCCCTGCGAACTGCAAGTGTCGGACGAAATCGATCCTTCTTCCGGGGTGCAAGACATGTCCGTCACCGCAGAGCAAGTAGCGGAGGAGTGCGTTCGACAGTCCGGTGCTGGACGATTCAGCAAACACGCCCGCCTTGTTGCGATGGTCGCAATCGCCAAGCTGCCAGAGGGCGAGGTCGATCTTGCCGCCTACCGCGCCGAGGTCCGCAAGGAATGCAAGGACCGCTACGGCTCAGTCCTCCTGCTCATTGTCCTACCGATACTCGTCAACCTCGTCACCGCATGGATCATTCGATGGATGACCACCAAAGGATTGCCGCTGAAAAGTTTGAGGAGTCAGGCGCAGGCCGCACTCTGATCCGGCTGACATGCGTGTATGACGGAGAGACACACATCTACCAGTTTCCCCCCGGAGAAGCCCAAGGCGTGGCAGAGATCATCGCTCTGCATGTTGGAGAAGGTCAACTAATACCAGAGGCGGGAAGCATCCTGTGCCTCATGGCGTTCAACGAGATTCGGAACCATGAGTGAGTCAACAGAGATTTGGTTGGTCGGCATCAGCATCGCGGCGGCTGTCGTTCCGTGGGCGATGAGCATTCACGCGAAGGTGGCGGTGATCGCACGGTCGGTGGAAGAACTCCCGGCCCTCATAAAGGAACTCAGCGAGACACTGGAGGAACATGAGGTGCGGCTGAACCGCCATGACCAAGAGATACAGACTCTCAAAAGCAAGACAGACCCTCGTCCTTAACCACTGCGAACTCGTAAGAGTTCTTGCCCGTTATTTCTTACAGCATCGGCCGCACTGGCAACGGTCGCTGTACGTCTGCGACCTGGAGGGGGAGGGATACCTTGCCCTCACCAAGGCAGCTAGGACGTACGACAAGCGGCGGTTGCCGTATCCGAAAGCGTACTTCGCCAGGGCGATCCTCAACGGCATGCTGAAGTACATCCGCCGCGCCACAAGGTCACCGGCAGAGGTGAAGATCAGTCTGGTGCAGGCCGCTGAGATGTTGCCAGACTGCGATGAGTTGGATCATCTGCGGCTGGCTATAGAAGACCTACCGCTGGAAGACAGGCAGCTAGCGGAAGACAGGTTCGTCGGCGGCGCTACGTTGCGGACGCTGGCGCGGACGCACCAGATCCCGCTGCGCGTTGCAAGCCTCCGCGCTTCCCGCCTAGCGAAGCAGATTTCGGCCGCTTTGGATATCCGTCTTTCGCCGCATGACAAAGCGACCAGACATCGGCCTTGCCGTACCAAGGGCGGCAGTTCTTCCTGACCACCGGCCTGCGGATGTTCTCCTTGCAGAGTTGCAGCGTGATCTGGGAGTAGCTCATGCCGCTCTCCCGCATCTTCACGACGCGGTCGCCAAGCTGCCGCTCCTTTTCGCAGACGGCCCACTGGTCGCCGTCACGCACCCAGCCGAACGGGCGGAACCCGCCGTATGGCCGGTCGTGCTTGCGAAGGTAGGCGAATATTTCCTTCTGTCGTGACGAGTTGACGCGGGACTCGTACCTCGCCGTGGACAGGCGGATGCCAAACACCAGTTCGCCCGGCGCGGTGGTGGTGTCAATCGCCATGTCCATGAGGATCAGCTTAATCCCCATGGAATGCCACGCATCCAGCGTGTTCCATGCGTCTGCGTTGGAGCGGAACGCACGGTCAACTGCCGGGATCACGACAGTGTCCCCAGGCTGAAGGGCAGCCCACAGCTTGGCGCCCTCTCGCCTGCGCCGCAGTGGGATGCTGAACGCGGACTGGTCCTCGTCCAAGAAGATGCCGCCAAGCGGCAGGCCCAGCTTCTCTGCGTAGTCTTGCAGCTTCTGCCGCTGGTTGTCTATGGAGTTTTCCTGGTCATCTGTAGATACGCGACCGTAGCAGTACAGCATTCATGGCTCCCGGCTAACCACCCAAAAGAGAAAGAACATGCTGACACAGCACAGGCAGAAGTCGGCCAACTCGCTCATCGCAAACATCGTCACCTCGCTAGTAATTGTATCACGATGTCCCGCAGTTGGACCGCCAACAGAAGCAGGACAGCCGTCGCCAACGCATGCAAAACCTTCAGCACCTCCGTGTACATGAACCGCTCCTTCACTGGACTACATCGAACTGATACCACTTGCCATTCGACCTAGCGACCACCCTAGTACCGTCCTTGTGGCTCCACACTGTCAACTCGTCGTCCATAGGGGGCAGCGAAGAGAGCGGTGTAGGGGACGGGCATACCTCGCGGAACGTGCCACTCTCCAGCAACTCCTTGGTGAGTGGCGGACCCATGCAGGCTTGGAACTCCTGCCACTGGCCAGCGACGATTGCAGCACCGCCAGCATGCGGCGACTGAGAAGCCTGCTGAATTTTGCACAGCGCCTTGCCTGCACCCTCAATGTCGATGATGTGATTAAAAACATTGGCAAGGATCTTCGTGTCAAAGAGCCAAGACAGTGCCTGCATCGGATCGTCAAACGTACGCAATTGTCACCTCCTCTTAGAGTACTTGTTCACCAAACCTTGGACATCTTCCGACTTCACTTCCCTGCCATCAAAGTCTGGCAGGCCGGTGATTCCACGCTTCTTGTAGGAACGAAGCCGCCAACGCACGGCGTTCTCTGTGCATCCCAGCTTCACGGCAGCTTCCGCAACGCTGGCCGATGTCATAACAGCTTTGATGAAGTCTTCAGCAGAAGTCTTCGGCGCGCGCTTCTTGGCCATCACTCTTCCTCCGCGAGTCTGGTAACCTCTCGGTCTAAAACATCCCAAGCCGACAGGATTGTGTAGAGGTGCTTCAGCGCGCCCCACTCCCTGCTGCAATCCCCCATCTCCGCGTACACGCTGGCGATGCAGGCGCAGGAATACTCCTGCAACCCGTCCCGTAATTCCAGCAGCTTGTCCATCACTCGTTCTCCTCGCCAAGCAGGGCCATCACTTCCAGGGTGGTTTCGCACGGGCCGCAAACCTCCTCGTCCTCGTCCATCAATTCCCACCCGCACCGTTCGCAGCAACGCATCAGTCCCGCTCCTCGGGTAAGGCACATCCTTCTAGCGGGCGAACGCCACGCCCCAACACCAGACCACCTCTGATCTCCCGCAGCACCCGCTCTGCCAGGGACTGCACCTTCGCCCATTGATGCCCCTTGTATGACGGGCCATCCAGCAGGGGCACCACCATGTTCCAGTCATGGTCGCCGGCCACATACTGATCGTCACTCTCCGGATCGGGCGGATGCTTCGATGCATCCCACAATTTCGGCGGCATCTGATGCGGCACGCTGATGTACAGGTCCGACATCTTGCAGCCGTAGTGCAACTGGCACACGCTGTCTAGGTAGTCTTCTTCAGCCATCACTCACCTCCTTAGAAAGGGGACCACTCACCAAACGAAGGCATCGGCCGTGGAAGCTGACGCAGGAACGACCACAGTCTCGGCATGTCCGTCTCATACTCTTCACGCGCTGGGCCTGGGTTGTCCTTGTCACTCAGGCCCTCTGCGTAGTCGGCATCGCAGAACATGATCACCTTGTCGGCGTAGATGCGTGCGCCGTAGGTGAAGTAGACGCCGGACGGATACACACCCTCTTTGATTTCAATGCCGACTCCGATGTGGTCCTTATCCACCCACCGCGATGTCAGCACATCCTCAAACGGGGAGAGCGAAGCCGCATCTTCCAGCAAATGAGGGAGTTTCTTTCGCACCTCATCCAGCCATCGGTAGGGCTTCGGATCTTTCACCACCTTTTCCTTCTTCTTAGCCATCACTCATCCTCCTCCTTGTCTTCAGGAACCAGCGAGAACCCTGCGGAAAACAAATTGTTAGCAGGGTCGAAGAAGTTGATGTGGTAGTCGGCCTGCCGCATCTGCCAATGCTCGGGCACACCGTTGTCAGCAAGCCAACGACGCAACTCCGCGACCGTTGGGTAAACCTCTTTCGTAAGTTTGGCTGGCGAGTTCTTTGGAATGCCGGGCCAACTGTCGCTCTCCATCCACTCGTCAAAGCTATCGACATCGCATTCGACAAAACTCACGGCGTAACCAGCCTTGGCCAGAGCCTTCTCCAGGATTGCCGCTTCGCAGTCCTCCTCCATGTAGAGCATGCCATTGCGGCAAGTGAAGTCCGTGCCCAACCCAAGCGACTTGCTTAGAGTCTCGGGCACCTCGGCCCACCCGTGCCCCGGATCAGAGATGAACCGCAGTTCTAGTTTCTTCTTAGCCATCAGCACTCCTCGTTTAAGAACCTGTGGATCTGTTCGTACACCCTGCCCCACTCACCCTCCTGGTCGCGGAACGGTTCGATCAGTTTCTCCGCGCACACCAGCAGTCGAATGGCCGTTTCAATCTGGGCTTCGCCCCATATGTCTAGCATCACCACCTCCTTGTGAAAAGCAAAGGGCCGCTGCTGTTGCCAGCAACGGCCCGCACCGCGACGATGATCAACAGCAACTAGGTGGTCAGCACACGCCAAACCTCATCCGCCACCTGTTGCTCATCAACGTAGTGCCAGTCTGGCATTGCGTGAGCCAGGGCAATCCTCCCTGTCTCTCGCTGTAGCCTGTCGTAGGAAAGCACAACATCCTCGTTAGTCCACCCGGCGTCGAACATTCGCCGGATCACCAGGATGTGAACCCAGTTCACCACACGCATAAGAGCGTCCCGCCCCTTGCGTTCTTCCTGGCTGATCTTCCGTCGCGGGCTAGCCATTGCAGTCCTCCACATGCGTTGGAACGAACAGCGGGAAAACATGCCACTCACACCCGGAGTTGTCACCGAAGAAGTGGAACTCGGTGGCGGTTCCTTCTGCGCGAACCCATCGGTACGCCGCGTCCTCGTCCAGGAACGGCCCGTAAACCGACAGGCCACGCAGCGGGTGGAACAGCGCGGCGGTATACGGGCCGGTCTTCAGGCCCCAGCCCCGCTCGTCAGTCTCCCACTGAATGCCAACACCAGCATCGACAACGTACTTGGTCTGCTTGCTCTTAACCTTGCTCATCGCATCCTCCTTAAAATGGAATCGCCTGCTCCTGTTCAGCCCGTTTCAGCAACCGCATGGTGGCCCGTGTAACCTTGGCCTCCTCCTCGTCAACACGAAAGTCATCGGACGCTGCGACGTACACGGGGGTGTCGGCGTTATCCAGCCGACACTTCACCGCAAGGTAGACGCACCAGAACTGTTCGTGGGTTAGCTGTAGGGTGATCATTCGCCCTCCTCATAATCGACAGGGCCGACAGCCTCGTCGGAGTGAAAGTCCTCACGCCAAGATCGTTCGGCAGGCAAATCAATCACCGCGACCGTGTCGCCGCTGGTGAGAGGAAGAACCCAGTCAACGCAATCATTGGGACCGCCGCACACGTACACGCGGACATCGCCATGCGAGTCCCAGTCCACCCCGCTGACAACGTATCGCTCTCTCTCGTAGATCAGAACATCGCCCTCTTCCAAGTCATCAACCTTTTGCTTGGTCATTCGCACACCTCCGTCCAGTTGCCTTCGGGATACCAGACAAGAAGCGGCCCAGCCCACGGTTGATTCACGCATCCGATGGGCATCGCACCCTTGCTAAGGCGCGCCACCTCGCTCCCGTACAAAGGCAGAACGATTGCTTGGTACGGGAACTGGAACAGGGCGCACATCTCGCGTGCGTGGCGAGAGACTGCCATGTCTTGCGCCCTGTCGTATGGAATGCGAAAAAGTCTTGTCGGTTTTATTGCCTGCCCATCGATCATCCGCACACCTCCGGGTTTCGCATGCACCAAGATTGGTACATGTCCTGGTCCTCTGGCTCCCACGCCACAACCTCACCGCCCATCTCCACTGCCGCCCCAGTATAGATGACGATTTGGTCATCGTCCCCGTAGCAGATACGGCAGTTGGGATACAACTCCCGCGTGATCTGGCAGAACTGTGTGAGCGTCCCGTCGAAGTCAGGCATCGCTTTTACCCTCCGAAAAGATGTCGCCGTCTTCAGGCAGGCAGTTCTTTAGTCGCTGTTCGACCATGCACATGACGGCCGAATGAACAGCCGACCATGAGGAACGAGCATGCGTGTGCGGACCAAGTATCCCAACTGTCTCAAACGACGGAGAGAGGATATCGACCGCGTCGTAGTCATCGGGATATCCGGGATCGCCGTTCGGCATTGTCCTGCAACCGGGAATGCAGACGGTTGTGGAAACGCCCCACCCAACACGGTCGCCAACCAGTGTGGGGTAGATGTCAATGCCGCCGTCTAGCTGTACATACCCCTCGCATCGCGGGTCATCGTCACCGATAAGGTTTTCGTTGACGAGCGCGGCCGCCACGCCAGCAATGCCAGCGGATCGAAGCGCGTGTTGCGTCATTCGCAGGACACGCTCGGCAGTGTCATCCGTCAGTAGCATCCCAGTCCCTCCTTCTGTGGTTCCATTGAGTGATCCTTGGCGTGTGCCCAAAGCTGCGCCATCATCTTCTTGCTGACCTCCACGGCATCGGCATGGCACCGCAGATCGTCCGCGTAATCGCCATGCACACCGCATGCGTTGGCGGAATCCCGCACCGCACGGAGGAGGAGGTACAGCCCCCACCAGGACAGTGCGGCCTGCGCCGGTGTCATGTGGAACACGCATTGGTTCTCGTTAGTCGAAGCATCGGCGTGGAGTCTGACCACACGCAGAAGCTGGGCATTGAGGTAGTCATTTCTCTGCATTGGCAACTCCTTCAGCGTTAGCTATAGCATCTGCGATGATGCTGTTGACGTAGAACTGCTGCGTCCCTCCGACACTCATCGCCAGCTTGCAAGCGGCAAGAAGATCGGGTGCAGATGCGACGAGTCGTGCATCTTGGGCTGGGTCTGGACGCCGCCACACCCGCAATTCGCACACGACATGCTCGGCATCGCATTCCTTGCGGTAGCTGGGGGATATGACTTGGATATATTTCCCACAGTCCGGCGACTGCTGAATCTCCCACGGTCCTGGTGTATGTCCCATCACTCACCCCTCCCTTCTGCCTTGCGCCACGCTGGGCGATGGTCGTTCCAGTGATAGCCGCAGTTCGCCGGGGGTAGCCCGACTTCCACGGACTCCAGCCGCAGCCCGAACGCAGGGCCGTGCGCGTGCAGCGCGTAATCCACGGCGATGTCATAGCAATCGGCCGTCACCACATAGGTGTATGGCTTCTCGCCATCCTCCCGCTCCATCCCGGAGATTGTCACGGCATAGTCATGCATCACCCCCCCCCTCCTTTCTGCCTTGGCGATTGCGGCAATCGAAAGTCTGATAGCTGCCATGTCGCTGGCCCTGCAATCATCGCTGTCGGCTATCTCCATCCAGTCTGACAAGCAGTTGTGCAGTTCCTTGCACGCCGCCAGCAACTCGGGTGCTGCTGCCATGAGGCGCTTGTCATCCAAGCGGGCATCTCCCGCCCCGCCAACCTCGTTCTCGGTGGTTAAGTCTTTCACGCTGTAGACAGTGGAACCATTGACGATGATGACCCCGCTGTCAGGGTGCAGTCGCCATGGTCCCGGTGTGTGCGCCATCACTTACCCTCCACTAGCTGAAAACCGAACGCGACATCGAACTTCTCAATCGCCGTCGCCAAGTGCGGAGCCACCGCATCGGGCGGATCGCCGTGCCGAAGAGCCGCACCGACACCGCTGAGAATCGCCCGCGCCTCATCGGCAGTGAGCGTGATCGTCGCCGCATCGGCCACGAACGGCCTTGCCTTGCGCTTCTTACTCGCCATCACTCGTCCTCCTCTTCGCCACGCTCGGCCAGCATCGGTGCCCTGCCCCACAGGTTCCAGTAAGAAACAACGTCCTCGCACAGAGCCTGTAGGTCCGCTGCCATGACGCGAAGCTCTGCCTCGTTCATCGGATCATCGTCAGTATGCAGCGACCAGAATGCCATCCGAAGGTACTCGTCGGTCTTGTCCATCACTCGCCCTCCTGTTGGCTAACCTTCTTGTGGACCGGGGCGATCTCTACGCGATAGCAATCTGGCCCCGGAACACAGTGTTTTACTGCCTCGGAAAAGTCATCGGCCTCCACCAAGACGTTGTGCGCACCGGCCCAGGCACCAAGCCCGCCGCATGCTGCCCGTCGTTGGCACTCTTCGACCCAGTAGGTAATCACAAACAGACTCATGCATGCACCCCCGATGGGGACACCACAAGCGACTCGCCTGTACGCAGCCGACCGAACATCGCACCGGGACCGTTGCCCTCGTAGTCCCGTGACGCGAACAGCTTGGTCCCATCCGACAGGACAATCGCCACGCACGGGTGGTGCGTGGGCTCCCACCCTTCGGCAGCGATCTCGCGGGCCGCTAGTAGCCGCACCCCGATGATCGTCAGACCAAGGGGGAAGGCAGTCGCATCCTTCACGCCATCCGCTGTGAGCATGGAGTAGGGGACATTCCAGATCGTACCCGCAGGGGTCCGGCCCCTGGCCTCAGTGGTCCGCACCTTGGCCTTGCTCGGGTTGCACTTCTCCACCACACCGACAGTCTTCTCTCCATTGGTACGGCCGAACGTGACCGTCATCCCAACCTTGCACTGTTCACGCAACATGTGGAACCTCCTTAGTCTCCGAACACTTCAACGATCTGCGAGATGATTTCCCAGTCGCGCTCTCCGTTGTCTGGGAAGAACTCCAAGAACGCCCGCTTCACCACCCGCCATCGGTAAGAGTTGGCGTCAGGCGTCACGCTCATGTCGATCAACTCTTTCGCAATCTCGGCCGGGTTTGCGTTCCAGTTCCAGCCTTTGCACAGGCCGGTCGCCCACTCTTCGTCAGTTGCAAACGCCATCGACCACCTCCACTTCCGACTCAGTCTCAATCCACACCTTCGCACCGCACGAAAGCGGATCGTCAGGTCGATAGACAACGACGCACGGTCCTGTGATCCTCACGCTGTGTGCGTAGCGGTTGTCCTTGTAAGTCTTCACCGTCAGCACCGGCTCCCGTGCGCCGGTCTTGCAGTTCGCACGGATAACGTGCTGGTTGACATGAACCTTTGTGTTCACCGCTCACCTCCTTGGGTAATGGCCCGCCTCACATCATCAACCGCATAGCCGATCAGCCGATTGTGCCGGTACTCATCCAGCGACAAGTGCGGATCGTCTGAAGTCTGCCAGTGGTACAGGAGATACGAAACGTAATCCCTGTCCTCGTACCCCAAGTACACATCGGGGTGGTCGGTTGCCTCAGACCACGACATGCCCTGCTCCTGCATGTCACGCACTAGCCGCGCCTTGCGGCAGAGCGACTCATCGGTTTCGTCGCTGAAGTGGCATGCGTACCGCTTTGCAAAGTCCACGCGGGCCTTGCTCAGACAGTGACCGCACGCTGCATCGAACGCGGACGCAGCCATGTCAGTTGTGTCAGCCATCCCAGTCTTAGTGGGCATTGATCACCTCCAGATGTACGTGGCCCATTGCATCGCTCCACTCGCAGTTCACGGGATCGTCAGACACCTCTGCCCCGTAGTTCTCAACCAGCGTCCACCTCCGCATCAGATCGCGGGACGAAGCCATAGCCTCGTCTTCGGTGGCAAACCTCACCGCATTTCCATGCCACCCGCCTTGCACAAAGACCATCGGACGGTAACTCATGCCCATGCCTCCTTCAGCTTCTCCACCAGGGCCTCTGCCAGCTTGTCGTAGTCCAGTTCGCGGGCCACATCGCTGGCATCCATGTCCTCGGCAACCTTCTCCGCGATGGTGTCCGCATCCACATCCACATAGCTAGCCACATCCTCGGCGTCGATGTGACGGGCAACGTCCTCCGCGTCGATGTTGCAGGACCGGCTGGCCGCAATCTTCTCGGCCAGATCGTCCAAGTCGATCTCCGCTGCGACATCGGACGCCACATCTTCCTTCACGAACTGGGCCACGTTCTTGCGGAACTCAGGCGAGTCCACATGCCAAGCCAAGTCCTTGCGGTCGATGCTCTTCACCGCGTTGATGATCACAGTCTCACGGTCTGGCAGATGCCGCTTCACTGCGGCATCGACCAGACCGTGAGACCACCCGTCGAACCTCTTCCGAATCTGAAAGTCAGGCAGTTTCATGCTCGTCCTCCTAGTCCCACCAGTACCGAACAACGCGAGAAGATTGCAGCATCATCTCGTCACGCTCATCCGCCGCCAGACGCTTGGCGGTTGGCAGCTTCTTGTCGCTGCCATACGGCAGCTTCACATAGATGCACGGCGATCCCTCTCGGGCGATCCGCACTTCAGCCCACGCTGGCAGGCGAGACAGGACATCCGGCGTGAACTCGTTGTATTGCTTCACCCACTGCTCCATCACCAGCTTGGCCTCGTCGCGTGGCAGATATCGCGTGGCGAGGAACTCCAGGTTTCTGCGTCCAGCCACACGCTGCCATGATGGCCCAAGCCAATCGCCGGGGTCCGGTTGGAAATCCCAGCAGTCGGCGTATGCCTCGGCCACCTGTTGGGATACCTCTGTCATGTAGATCGACTCTTGCACTGTTGCCATCAGTCACCTCTCAGTCCTGGTAACCCAAGCCCCCATGCCGTTGACTGAACGCCAGTCACGGCACCATTGCTCTGCCTCATCGCGGTAATCAAAGACCGCAATCACCATCTTCCTCGTTCGCACAGCCCACATACTCGTCCTCCAATGACGGTGTAAACGTGTACACTATACCGCAGTCGCGGCACCTCGCATGCCCAACGTCACCCATGACATGGGCAAACTGAACCTGTTCGCAGTCGCATATCGGGCACTGCATCAGTCATCCCTCCCGGTAAGAAGTTTCCCGCACCGCTCACAGGTGTAGTCCTCACCGTCGTATGGTGGGTGGTCGCAGCCCTCGTCAACGGCCCGCAGCGGCAGGCCGTACTCGTCTGCCACCTCCTGCCTGTCAACTCCACCGTAGCAGTGGCGGCAGTAGTCCAAGTGTTCGTTCTCGCCTGAAAAATGCGGCTTGTCTCGGTCCGCAATGTTCAGGCAAACGGCGATTCGTGGCATGTCACCACTCCTAGCGAAAGAAATTTGCCAACTGCACACCCAGCCGCAGTTGCACCTGGGCGTCCAGCTTGTGTCGTTCAAAGTCGGACCAGCAGTCCGGATATCCCTGCTGTGCAAACACCGCCTCGGCCTGTTCGCACCGCTCAATAACCTCGTTCCAGTTCTTGCGGTTCTTAGCCCGCGTGACCGCAGCCTTCAGCGACCGCAGTTTCTTGTCAGTCAACGTGTAGTCCATCTCGCACCTCTTTCTGCCGCTGTTCCCAGTCGAAGGTGAAGACGGGCACCCATGCCCACCTTCCATCGTCCATCACACCACCGAAGAACCGATCTGCATCCCAGCCCAGCTTGTCGCAGAGCAGTTTGCAGGCCGCCCGATGGTTGGCTTCGGCGTCTAGCACACTGGCATACAGAACGGTCACCATGTGGCCGTTGGCAGTAGCCCGAACGCATGAGCCGCGAGTGTTCGTCGGCCCGTGATATTTGCTGGTGATTGCCACCATGTCACTGTTCTCCCGTGTAGGTCACGTTGACACTGAACCACGCCCAGTTTCCGGCCTTGTGCTGCTGGTATGCCCAGTCCAGGCAGTTGCAGACGCACGCGGCCAAGTCCTCGGGCTCCCGATAGTGGTGGTCGTACTGCACATCACCGCCCAGTGAGCGGATGTGCGCCACCGTCACATGGATGCGCCCCTTGTGTTCCCCCGGCATGTCACACCTCACAGTTTGTTTTCAGTCAGGATGTCGATCTGCCGCTTGTCATCGCTGTCCGCAACGATTTCCACATGCCCACGCACACCGGGGTCTACGATTGCCCAGTCCCATTTACCTGGGCGGTCAACCTCAAAGTCATCCCAGAGAACCCGCACTGTCAGGATCGTTTCCCGTCGCATGTCACACCTCACGCTGCCTTGGAAGGATGAATCTTGGAGAACAGCCCCCGCACCGTACGGGGGACACTGACCGCAAAGCCCGACATGCGGGCCATCCACCGGCCGAAAGAGAAGCCCTTCAGCCGCAGGCCGACGCAGACCGGCCCGTCATCCAGGAACCGGAAATCGGACTTGTCGCCGTCAACGACACGCCACCGATACCCGTTGGGATCGGTGTACCACGTTGGCAGTTGCCCGAACTTGCGGCCGTTCTCATGCCCGCCCGGTTGCCAGAACGTGTCAAAGACCACGGCAATGTTGGCACCGGAGTCGTAGACGTTCTGCCAGTCATCCGCCGTCGTGCCATCGTTGACTGAGTAGGTCAGATGGTAGTTGGCGGGAGTCTTGCCCAGCCGCGTGGAGACTTTCGTGTAGTCCCAAAACTGCATGGGCAGATTGAACAACTCAGGGACCGTGCGTTCCCACGGGACATCGGAGTCCACGTTAGGGCGGCACGCTACCACCTGACCGTCTTTGGCCTTGCGAATTTCGGCCCGCAGTTCGTCCAGCAGATGGGCAACGAACTCGGCACGGTTCTCCCGATACCAGCGCGTCAGGTTCTTGCGGGGATTGCGGACAAAATCCGCAGCCCCCTTGCCTGCCTCATTGGTGACGCAGGACGCAGTACACATCGACAGCCCACGCGAATGGGCCACCGCTGCGATCTGCTCCCATGTCTGACCAGCCTTGCGCAGGGCATCGATCTGCGACCTGGGCATAGCCCGTGGGCAGACGTTGAACCCGGCTGTATCGCTGGCCGCAAGAGAAACCGTGCATGAGCGAACATCGAACCGCTCACCGTGAGCGATTTTAGTGTTCGACTTACCCGGCTGGACGATGCGGGCAATGGAATAACCCATTGCTCACACCTCCATGAAAGAACAGGCACCACACGGCACCTGAATAGCCCCCTCTGGGCGAACGGTGGGATCGCAGGCACGCTGAAGCCCGCTAGCAGGGGCAGTGTGCGGTTCTCCCCGCGTTGACTACGCATGCCGTCGCATGCGTTTTGCCCAGAGGGGGCTATTCAGACACCGACTAACGGCACCTGAATAGCCCCCTACTGGCAATGCTTTTCGTTCCTTAATCAGCAACACAAACGCTGCGCACCGAATCGCTGAGCCGGGCGGAATTAACCCGTCACAGCAGACGCAGGATGTGGAACCTCTGATCGGCCCGTACGGGGCCGGGGTTCGCTGTGGATCGTGGCCGGAAGCGGCTGTACGCACCGGCCTGCACTGTCAGCCCAGAGGGGGCTATTCAGACACCGACTAACGGCACCTGATCCCAGACACGGCAGACATTCAGGGACTTTAGTGCGGACGCGATGCCGCTACCCCTGTCCACCGTGTCCAGGATCGGATGCCGGGACAGGGGTCACTGCTCCCCTGCCCGGCTGGCCCGATCACTTCACGGAAACGATCACACCGTCCTGCACCATCACGGTGGCGTACCACCTGTGCGGTTGCGGATAGTGCGGCCCTTCGACGCAATGCTTGCCCGAAGAGCAATCCACGGGGAACGGGCCGGGGGAGAAAATCCCCAGCTTCCGCCCGCCCGCGACCGCCTCCTTCAACTCCTTCTTGGAGCGAAAGTTAACATCGCAATACACTGGCACCTCCATTGAACTGCCCGCATGCGTCGTGATCTCCACAACGTTGGGCACCATATAGGGCACACTTCACGGGATATCCCGAAAGTGTTTTTCTTTTGAACGTGCGTTGCACGCTCACAAGTAAAGGGCACACTTGGCGAGACATCCCAAAAAGATTTTTTCGCGTTGGCCTGGACGCATGGATCATGCACCAGTGAAAACGCGATTTGTCCCGACAAGCCGATCTCCCTTCAGCGTTTGCCATCGTGTCGTGATCGTAACCACTACACGATAGGTTTCATGGTGGGGGAGCGTTTGCTCCCTTCGTTCCACTACGGGCACACTTGGGGCACCATCCCAAGCTTACGGCATTGCAAGGTGAAGGGCACTAGACGGGCAGGACGATGGGAGTACAATGCAAGGGCACGGGCGGAAACCCGTGAAACACTTGGAGGGTATGACGATGCAAGCTTTAATCGCCCTGCGGGGCACTGTTGAAACGGTTGCCGATATGGTTGCCATGCCGGGAATGGCTGAAAAGGTACGGGAAGCATTCTTCCGCGACTGCCAGCGTTTGGGGCTTTCGGATGCCGATGCCGATGATGGTTCCCAAGACGCTTTCATCCGATGGATGGGGAGCGAACTGGAACCTGTACATGCGTTCTACAGTGTGCGAAAGTACATGCGCAAAAGCCTGTACAGGGGCTTTACGGGCTTCCGCCGCGATAAGAGCCGGAAGCTTGTGGAACCGACGAGCGAAACGAACGCCCGCCAACGGGGCAGCATGGCCGACAATCCCGCCGCCATCGCGGCTGGAATGGAGATCATCCATGCCCTGTGCATGACGATGCCGGGAAGGGCACTGGGGAGGGAAGCCCGTGCCATTCGTGCCATGTCTCCGGAGGTCATCCGGTCGCTTGTGTGCCCCGACATGAGGGGTGCATCGGAACGGGAGCCGGGAGAATGCCCCCGCGTCGCGGATGCCCTTCCCCGGCCCGTTGTGGGCGTGCTCCCGCCCGACATGAGGCCGTGGCGGGACGAGCCGGAGGGGGAGCCGATCCCGGCATGGCGGGCAAGCCGGGACGGTTGCCGATGGGAGCCGGTCGCGGCGGGGCATTGGGTTAGCCTGACCGGGCCGGAAGACCTGTAGTGTACAGGCGATCAGCCCCTTCCCCGCCGATGGGGGGAGGGGCTTTTTTTATTGGCCGGGAGAAAGATCACCAAAATGGTAAACATTCTGGGGCGGGCTATGCACGGGCTTTTTCAGAGGGGGACAAGGAATGTTCACTAATCTAGTAAACATTGGGCAGGTCAGCAAGCAAAGGGTTCCGGAACGCTCAACCCGTTGCGGGGAAAGGGGTTGCGACAAGCCTACAAGCCTACAACCAGGCCCCACCAAGGGGGGGTTCCCCCCCGGCAGCACAACGGTATTCAGTCATATCCACTCCCGGATTTTTTCACTATCTCGGCCCCCAGACGCATTTTCCTCCTCCAATCCAGCCCCTTACCCCCGCATGACGGGTTGGATCGGACCTGTTTTATGAGCCGTTTGCGTGTCCCTGGCGACATGCCCCTGTAGGCTCCAAATTTGCGATCTGCGGGACACTTGTACAGTATGACCTGTACGTGCCCCTGCTGCTGCGGTGCCTGCTGTGACGGCGGCAGTTGCGTTGATTCGCTAAGTGGTCCGTGCGAAGGCGTGTTCCAGGGCAAGGGAACCTCCTGCGATCCCAACCCGTGCGCCGGGATCTGCTGCACGATCACCGGGACGGCGAACACGGAGGGCGTTGAAGGGTTCTGCGAGGAGACGGACCAGGCCACCTGTCTGGCCAACAACGGAACGTGGTATTCGGGGAAGACTTGCGAAAACGCGATCTGTTCGTGTGACTGTGCGGACCCCGGCTTCAGTGCCACATGCGCGGGCGGGTCGGTCAGCTTCATCATTGGGAAGGCTTGCGTCCTCCCGGCCCACATCCAGGTCACGTTCACGACGGACGCCACCCCGCCGGTCGTGACCACGGCGAACTACTACCACGCTTCGGGCACTACGTTCACGGTTGCCTGCACCAATGGAGTCCTGGTCAGCATCTGCGTGAATCCGGATGTCTACTTTGAGTGCGACCCTGACGATGGGTGCAAGGAGACTTCCGGCGGGAGCCTGACGTTCCAAGAGTGCTATGAGGGTGTTGGTGAGTTGGAGGCGTGTGCGGAACGCATTCGCTGCGTGGAGGATGTGGGGTGCGTCCAGGCGTACGACATGAACGCTGGCGGCTATCCGACCATGGGGGACTGCGAGGCCGACTGCGCGTGGGGCCTGTGGGTGGGTGGTGGCCCCAAAGCCCAGTTCATTCGCCCCAAGAAGAGAGAACGGACACCTCGCCTCCCGAGGACGAAAGGGCCGCGTCCCGAGATAAGGCGGGATCAGTCACCAGATGTTCCGGTTGGAAAAGGCCCCGGAACGGAACTGAAGGGACTGTTGGCGAAGGTCGGCATCGTCGCGGCACCGGGGTGTTCCTGCAACAAGCGGGCGCGGGTGATGGATGACAACGGTCCCGACTGGTGTTCCCAGAACATCCCGACGATTGTCGGCTGGCTGGAGGAGGAGCATAAGCGGCAGAAGATCAAACTGCCCTTCTCCAAACTCGTTGCATCGTTGCTTGTGAAATACGCGATTCGCCGCGCGAGGGCAATTACCAAGGGAGAACAAAATGCTTAACGCTTACAACAGTGTCGCGCAGGCCATGGGGCCTCATGCACAGGCCAACGCCTTGCGCGGGATGCAGGAAGATGTGATGGATGCCTACGCCCGCGAGAACCAGTCCCGCGTCATACAGGAGCGCGAGAGGCAGCAGCGGGAGCATGAGAAGGAGATGGAGCGGATGCGGATTGACGTTCTGATGCAGCGACTGTCGCAGGCCAGCAGGGGCGGTGCCTACACGGAAAGCCGCCCGAGTTGGGGTGGAAGGAAAGCCACCACGACTTGGTATCCCAACGGCGGGTTCCGAAACCGAGTCGGATGATGGAGTCCGTCTTCGACTTTCTCTTCTCTGACGATTGGGGCGACTAGTGCCAGACCCCCACGGTGACAAGATCCGGAAGCTGAAGTCCGGTGCATGGACTCGCAAGGAAGGCCAAGACCCTGACGGCGGTCTGAATGCCAAGGGCCGCGCCGCCTACAACCGCGAGCATGGGGCGAACCTGAAGGCGCCGCAGCCCGAGGGCGGATCTCGCCGCGACTCATTCTGCGCGCGGATGGAAGGCATGAAGCGCAAGCTGACGAGTAAGGAAACGGCCAACGACCCCGACAGTCGAATCAACAAGTCCCTCCGCGCCTGGAACTGCTGATGGCCAACAACTGGAGTGAGTACTTCGCCGGGACGCCGGAACAGATAGCCCAAGACCAAGAGCGCCGCAGGCGTGATTACGCCCGCATTAGTGGGTCTGATTCTTACCAGCGTCTGCGCTCCGATGAGCCAGTGCTTCATCGCGGGCGAATGCAAGACCCGCGAGAGATCCGTGCCGCAGCGATTGCCGACACACTCACTCCATCCCAGCAGACCGACTTCGGAAATGACTTGTCTGCGGCTGGCGGTGCAGCAATGTCGGCAATCGGCCCTGCGTACAGCGCAGTGTTTGAAACCACCATGCGGCCGAGGGACACGCTGATCAAAGCCGGGCAGGCTTTTGCTTCTGGCGACCCGATGCGCGGAGCCTCTCTTGTGGTCCGAGCGCCCCTGTCAGCCGTCTACCCGGCCGCTGCCGCTGGCACTCCGGGATCTCCGGACGATTGGCGTAACGATGCCCGGTCTCTTGGTGTTCCGGAAAGCAACATCATGGGCATCGACATTTTGACGGATCCGGAAACGTATCTCCCGATACCGATCCCGTTTGTCGCCGCTGGCCGCGCAGCGAGGTACGCTCGTCCGATGATGCGATCCGCAAGAGTCTTTGACGATGCCGGTGATGCGATTCGTCAACTCAGGATGGCGCGATAATGCCAGGACGTTTGGACCAAGCCGGTGACGCTGTCCGCTCAGTTATCCGAGCTTTCCACGGTAGCCCGTATGACTGGGACCGCGTAGACATGTCGAAGATCGGCACTGGCGAGGGGGCGGCTGCGTACGGCCACGGGTTCTACGCCTCCCAGGCAGAGCCGGTCGCGGAATGGTATAGGCGTGAACTGTCCGGCCCTCCAGACTTGCTTATCGGTGGCGAACCAATGCCACCGTCCCGTTCGCTCTCCAGCAGCCCTCGCGAGAGAGCAGTAATGCTTCTTCAAAAATCTGCTGCTAAATACGAAGACCCTATCCAGGCCATCCGCGAAGCGATGCTGGACGCCAGCGACCAGTTTGGAGGGCGGGATGTGCAGCCAATCATCGATTCGCTAATGCGTTTCAAAAGCGACGGCGTGACGTTCGGTCCTCGCAAGGGCAAGACATACGAACTGGAGATAGCCTATCCGGAATCGGCTTTCTTGGACTACGACGCCACGCTTCCTGAGCAGCCCGACAGCGTTCGCGCCATCCTCCCGTCGCTCAATCTCCCGCTGGAGGACGCGACATCGCGGACTCTTAAAAGCGCTTACGGATTTGAGAAGCCGGAAAATATTACTGGCCGAGAAATCCAGACAGCGCTTCGCCGCAACGAAATGGCGCACCGTGGAGTTGAGTGGGATCAGCGAGACGCCGCAACATCGAAGACGTTTTCGGACGCCGGAATACCGGGCGTGCGCTATCTGGACGAATACTCTCGCGGCGCACAGAAGGGCACCCGCAACTACGTCATCTTCCCCGGCGCAGAAGACCAGATCCGCATCCTTCGCAAGTACGGACTCTTAGCGCCAACGGCCGCTGGTGCAGCATCGTCTTACAACAGCGAAGGCGAAGGTTCAGTAAATCGGTAACAGAACTGGAGATACATAGACATTAGTTCACCTAGAGGCCCCCGCTTCCCCCCGAAGGTGAAACTCTATGTCAGACGAAATCCAGAACGAAGTACAGACTGACGCCCCAGACGTTGCTGCGCCCGAGAGCGCGCCGGTCGCTGACGCACCCGTCAACGTCTACGAAGCCTTCAAATCCTTGCCCGACTTCCATGGGCAGGACGATCTGGCAATCGCCCAGAACCTCTACCGGGCGCACACGGGCTACCAAGAGGCCCAGCGTCAGCTTCAGCAGTACCAGTCGATTGTTCCCGGCTACCAAGAGTATCTGCGGAACGAGAACAGCTACCGGCAGTGGCAGAAGGCGCAGGCCGAGGCTTCTCAGCCGAAGCCCGCCGAACAGCCGAAGTGGTGGGCGCCTCCCCAGGTTAAAGACACCTGGAAGTCATACATCGTCCGTGACCCCCAGACGGGCAAGGAAATTATTTCTCCGGACGCCCCGTTTGAGGCCCAGCAGGCCCTGCGGGAGTATCAGAGCTACACCGCCGACTTCGCGCGACGGCTCGTGACTGATCCGGAAAATACTCTGAAGCCCTTCATCGAACAGGTCGCGCAGCAGAAGGCGCAGGAACTGGTTCAGCAGAACCTGACCCAGTACCAGTCGCAGAACTACGTTCAGGACTTGGAGCGGCAGAATTCGGACTGGCTGTACGACGAGCGTGGCGAGGTTACGCCCGAGGGCCGTGCGATTCAGTCCTACATCTCTCAGGCCGCTGAGATCGGCATCCAGAACCCGCAGGCCCGCTGGCAGTACGCGACCGGCATGCTCCAGAGGGATCTCCTCAATCTGCGCTACCAGCAGATGCAGGCTCATGCGGCGCAGGGACCGGCCGGGGTTGCAGCGCCCCAACCGGCGCCGCAGGCGCAACCGGCCGACCCAGTGGCACAGCAGAACATGCAGTTCCTCAGGGAGCGTGCAGTACGGACCCCAAATCGCAGTGCAGGACATACAGAACCGAGGGCACCGCGCCCCCGGATGAGTTTTGAAGAACGGCTGAAGAGCCAACTCGTAAGTGATGGAGTCATCTGATGAGCAGTTCGACCGACTGGGCAAGGTCAATCGCAACGACGATTGTCAATCACCTCCGGGAAGAGGAACTCGCCTCCTTCCGAAAATACAAGGTCTTTGCCGCGCTGGAAGCCAGCGGCAACGTCCGGATGAACATGTCCGGTCGCGGTTTTGACTGGGAAATCCGCTACAGAAATCACACGCCGAGCGGCAACAACGGCGAGACTCCTCGCACGTTCGCGCGCCAGAATCTCTGGAAGCGGGCCGAGTTGGAGTACCGTGGCGCGCAGGTGACGGACGCGATCTACAAGAAGGAGATGCTGGAGAACCGCAGCGCTCAGGCGCTGGTGAACGTCGCTGGCAAGATGGCCAGCCGTCTGCTGGAGTCGATGGAGCAGTACCTCGCCACCGAGTGGGTGAAGGACGGCTACGCGGCTGGCAACGAGCTTCGGTTCCATGGCATTGAGTCGTTCATGGGCACCAATGGCACGCTCAACGTGTCCACGGGTGCGCAGCGTGCGGCGAACGCGGCCGATCCGCTTGGTGCCCCGTCCGACACCTATGCCGGTCTTTCGACCGCGCTTGGTGCGTACGGCGGCTCGCAGTTGGAAGGCGTGTGGCCGAACGGCAAGGCCGATCCGGAGTTCGACTTCTACTCTCCCATCGTCATCAACACGACTTCGTCGTACTTTGGTGGCACGACTTGGGCGGCGAACGCGGTGAAGGCGATCCGGGAAGGCTTGCATCAGACCCGTCGTAACGACACCAAGGCAGACCAGATCGACATGGTCCTCTTGGATCGGCGGCTGTACATCGACTTCCTCAACAGCCTGGACAGCAAGGAGCGAATCCTTATCACGCCGGGCCGCGGCAACGGCCTGCGGTCGCTGGGCTTTTCGGATGTCGTGGAAATGGACGGCGTCGAAGTCTCGCCGGAAGGAAGTGTTCCCAGCGGGACCGGCTACGGCCTCGCGATTGGGAACATGGAACTCCTCTGCATGGAAGGCCAGCTTCTCAACAGCGAAGGCCCTTTCTACGACGAGATCACGCAACAGTACCGCTACGTTGTGTCAACGCTGGGCAACCTGAAGTTTAAGTCGCCCCGCAACTTCTTCAAACTCGCGGCTCTCGCCTAAAGAAAGGAACTTTCACAAATGGGACTTCTTTGTGATCCGCCGTTCGGTCTGGGACAGACCCTTGGCGTTTCGTCTGCTACGGATGGTGGGTCTTGGGTCGGCGCCGTGAAGGAGTTCACGGACGTTGATCCCGAGACTGGTGCGATTCGGTCGAATCGCCGCAAGGTGTGCATTGCGGTCCGGAATTCGTCCGGTGCCGCCCTGCTTCCTAAGCGGGTGGTTTCGTTCAGCACGACCGCTGGCAAGCTGTTCTCCGAGGTCACCGGCTATTCGGCCGTGACCAACGCGGACGCTGTCGGCGTGGTGGACGAGTATCTGCCTGCGGCCGGTGTCGCTAGCAATGATGTGTTCTGGGTTACTGTGAACGGCCCGACCGAGGTTGCCGCTGCCCTTTCGGGCACGGACATCGCGGCTGGCGACAAGCTGTCGGCCATCACGGCCGTCACGGCTGGCGCCACGACTGCCGGTCGCGTCACTCCTTCGCCCGTCAGTGCTTCGACTGCGGGTGCGAACAACAACGGCCTGGGCGTGATTGGTTACGCCGTGAGCGCGGGTGCCACGACTGGCTCCGCTGTTCTCGCGCTGATCACCACCAAGCTGGCCTAGTCACGCCCTTCGGGGGCAATCGGGGGAGGGGCTTGGCCGGGAAACCGCCAAGCCCCTTTTCCTTTCCGCCATGGAAGCAGCAATCCAAAACCTGGACTTCCTGCGCCGCCTCATCGATGAGGTGCGGCAGGAGGTTCCCGTCATGGACGCCGTCCGTCTTAGGATGCTTCAGTCTCCTATGGGGACTGGGCAAGTGGAAGCGAAGCAGGGGGATCGCTAATGCCAGCGTTCGGCTCTCCGGGGTTCTCCGCGACCAAGCAGCAGACCCAGCAGTACCGCACGGCATCCCCTGCCCCGGCTCCGCAGCCCGCTCTCAGCATGCCAGCCTATACCCAGGCTTCCGGCGCTGGCGCAGCGCAGCCCATTCAACCGGCAGTGGCTTCGACCACGCAGCGACCGCGCGGCACCAGCAAGTCGCCATCCTTTGCCCCACCGGCCGCTGGTGCGTTCGGAACCCCAGAATACTCCGCAAGGGTCATGGAGGAAGGTCGCAAGAACCCCTCCTCTCTGTTCTACCAGCGGGAGTACACGGCCGAGGAACGCGCCCAGAGCGCGGCAAATGTTGCCGCAGAAGAGGCGAGGGTTCAGAGGCAGCGCCAGAAGTCCGGCTTGTCGCAGTCTACTTTCGATTGGGCCAGGTCTGGCAAACAAGAAAGAGATGCGCCGACCTATGAGGTGTGGCAGGAGTTAGCTGCCAATTCCGGAGGCCGTCTGGACGCCGGTAGGTCTGCTTACGATGCGAGGGTCGAAGAACAGCAGAAGCGTCAGGCAGCAATCAACCGGCTGTACGACCCCATGTACGGGTACAAACCAGGATCCATGACGACCCCTGACCGGCCGGGGGTGGCGAAATTTGAGTATGGCAATGACTATAGCATCGCATCTGCCCGTGAAGGTGATTACGCCGCCAAGACTCCTGAAGAGCAAGCCGAGGCGGATCGAAAAGCAGAGGAGAATGCTCGTCAAATGGCCAACTGGAACAAGGCCAGGGAAGAGGCAACCGCAAACGGGATTGATTTTGCCACTGGCAGGCCGCTGAAGGAAGTGAGCGCTCCCGGCAACAGCGGCGCTTATGTCGTGAACGCCGCTGGCCAGCCCGTTTCCATTGCCTCGCAACGAGAGAAGGCCGCTGCCGAGGGCTGGGACTATGACACTGGCAAGTGGCTTACGACGCAAGCCGCCGATGCCGACAAGCAACGCCGCACTGACGCACTTATAAAAAGGCTGGGATAATGGGTACACCAATCAGACGCACCGACCAGCGGGCGGAGTTCGCCAAAGCGCAGACGAACAAAGGCATGCAGGAGGCGATGTCCCAGTACCAAGATTGGGCCAAGCAGAACCCGAGCCAAGCTGGGCCGACCGCCCCAAAGACATTCAACATGTCTTCCTATTCCCCATCTGTGCCGCCGCAGGCAAACGGCCCCGCCGGGGCCAGCGAAGCGTATCCGAAATTTGCTCTTACCAGCCCGCAGGCGTCCGGCGGAACAAACACCGCATACACTCGCGCGTGGAACTCCGTACTTCCGGAGTCCGATAAAAAGGTCGCCTACTCCATGGGAGGCCCTCGCAACAAGACAGAATGGACGGAGCGGCACAGGACCGAATCCGCCAAGTCTTACGGTGGCGAAGGCCAGGGCAATTTGGCGTATATGCCGGAAGACAGACGCCCCGCAGCGTTTGAGGCGCGTTACACAGACCTTCTTGGCAACCAGTCATCCGCTCCACCTACCAACCAGCGTGATGCCCTTATCGAACGGATAAACGCTGCCGCCCAACCGTACTACGCCAATTCCGGCGTGGACACAAAGAACATGGGCCAGCAGCAGTTTGACATGCCAAGCCTCCTGCGGGGGGCGCAGAGCGATGCGGCAAACGGTTATGTCAATCCGCTGCTGCAAGGTTTGTACGCGCGGTAATTGACTGGTGTACGTCTGTTTAGTATCCTAACGCCACCCCCGAGGCGACTATGCAACAGAAATTCAACGTCGGCTTCTGCACGTTTTCTTATGGCGGTAACGGCGGCATCTCTTCCGAGGTGCCCGACATCCGCGAGTGGATGGTCCCGCTGGTAGCGGAGATTTCCCGCGACACTCGCATCGGTGACATCCGCATCTGGAACTTGGCCGACACGCCAATAACCATGACCCGCAATCGGGCCGTGCTGATGGCCCGCGAAGCCAACATCGACGTTCTCGTCATGGTGGACAGCGATGTGAAGCCAGACCTCCTGCGTGGGCATGACCCGTCCGCGAAGCCGTTCTTCCAGTCCTCGTTCGACTTCTTCGTGTCCCACTACCAGAAGGGTCCGTGCGTCATTGGCGCACCGTACTGCGGTCCTCCCCCGCAGGAGTGCGTGTACGTGTTCCGCTGGCAGAACATGCAGTCGCACAACGAGAACCCCGACTTCCAACTGGAGATGTACGACCGGCACACGGCCCTGAAGATGGCCGGCATCCAAGAGTGCGCCGCTCTCCCCACCGGCATGATCATGTACGACATGCGGTCGTTCCTACTGACGGAGCCGAAGACGGCCGAGGACAAGCCTTGGTTCTACTATGAGTGGAAGGACAAGTTCTGCGCCGACAAGGCATCCACCGAGGACGTTACGCAGACTCGCGACCTGTCTCTCGTTGGTACGCAGCAGCTTGGCTACAACCCCCTGTTCTGCAACTGGGATGCGTGGGTTGGGCACTGGAAGCCCAAGTGCGTCGGCAAGCCGCAAGTGGTGGACGCAGCCGGCGTGAGCGCGAAGCTGAAGCGTTGCTGGGAAGCGAACGATGACGGCGCGAAGATCGTGAACTTCAGTGCCAGCGCCCCCATGCAGGCACACATCACCCGAAAGCTGCATGGCTGACTACAAGGCTTGCATACAGTGCGGCGTGTCCTATGAGGCAACGCCAAGGCACTTCCACAAGTCCAAGGATGGGTTGCACGCCCGCTGCAAGCGTTGTCGGAACAAGCATGAGAAGAAGACCCGCCAGGACAAGTCCAACCGCAAGCTGGACGAGATCGAACGTGGCGCGGTGGACATGTTCGTCGCAGCCGCCCGCATTGGTGGGGCAAACGTCCCGCACTCTTCGGAACTGCTGGAAGTCCTCATGGAGTACATGGGTGGCGTTCGCGGGTTTGCCAACCTGTACATGAAGCAACTCTATGACTCCCCGGCCGGCGGTGCCTTCCGAACCAAGATGCTGGAAACAGTCGTGCGTCTTGTGTCGGCCAACACGGCCATGGGCGGCGCCAAGAAGCCGCTCACGCACTGGACTGAGGAGGAGTTGGAGGACGAGTTGCGGCAGCGGCTCATGGAGGCAGCAACGACGATCACCGTTCAGGGACTTCCAGTGAAGAGGGCAGTGGAAGTCACCGTAGAAAAGCATGAAGAAACGCCACCCGCCGATCCCCCCTCCCCAGCCGCCTGAACAGTCAGTCGCCGCCGGGATCACACAACACGCCCTGCACCAGATGCGGGACGTTCAGGTCGAACTGGCCGAACGTCGCATTGAGGCATTGCGTCTGTATGAGCCGATGCCGTCGCAGCAGGAGTTCCATTCCTGCATGGTGAGCGAGCGCATTGTGCTTGGCGGCAACCGGGCCGGTAAGTCTCTGGCGACTTTCGTTGAGGATGCCCGCGCTGCCACGGGCCAAGATCCGTTTGGCAAGTACCCCAAGGAGGGCGGCAGCCTCGTCATTGTCGGCAGGAACTGGCCGCACATCGGCCTCGTTGTCTACCCGATGCTCTTCAAAGCCGGGGCCTTCAAAATCATCCGCGACGAGAACACGAAGCAGTGGCGGGCATACAGGCCAGACCATGACGCGGCGCGGAAGTCGGAGGCCAAGCCAGCACCCCCGCTGATCCCGCAGCGGTTCGTGAAGGACATGTCGTGGGTGCTGAAGAACGCCGGTTACCTCAACAAGGTCGAACTGACCAACGGCTGGACGATCAACTGCTTCTCGTCCGAGGGCGAGCCGCCGCAGGGGTTCCAAGCCGACCTTGTTCATATCGATGAGGACATCAACGACGAGCGGTGGGTCGGTGAGATGCAGGCCAGACTCGCGGACCGCAAAGGCCGATTTGTCTGGTCGGCCATGCCACACTCCAAGAACGACGCGCTGATCGGGCTGTGCGAACGCGCCGAGCGTGAGGTTGAGAACAACAGCCCCAACCCGATCATCAAAAAGTTCACGCTCCGCTTTTTGGACAACAAGGCGATAGACGAGGAAGAAAAGAGGAAGAACATCGAACGGTGGTCGGCCCTTGGTGCGGACGAGGTCCGGATGCGGGCCGAGGGCGAGTTCACAACCGAATCGACGCTGATGTACCCCTCGTTCTCCGTGGCGGTCCATATCCTGCAAAGGGAGGAACTGCCGGAAGGAAGAGTGCCAGCCGACTGGACGCGGTACGTTGCCATCGACCCAGGCCACGCCGTGATGTGTTCCCTGTTTGCCGCCGTCCCTCCGGACGAGAAGTTCCTGCTGATCTACGACGAACTCTACATCCGCAACTGCAACGCGCTGATCTGGGGGGAGCAGTTTGAGCAGAAGTGCCTTGGGCAAAACTTCCGCGCGTTCATCATGGACATGCACGGCGGCGCCCTGCGCGACCTTGGCTCCGGTCGCCTGCCGCACGAACTGTACACCGAGGAACTGAAAAAGCGGAAAATCAAAACGCAGGCCACCGGCTATTCGTTCCTCCCCGGCTCCGATGACATCCCGGCCCGCACGGCGCTCGTTCGCCAGATGCTGCACATCCGTGGCGACGGCACCACTCGCCTGAAGGTGTTGCAGGGAGCCTGCCCGAATCTGCTTCGGGAACTGAAGCGCTACCGCAAGAAGACCACCACCGTGAACGGACTTGTCTTCGTCACGGACGAGCCGCACACCAGGGGCGACGTACACGCCTGCCAGACCCTGGAGTACTTGTGCGCCTACGAACCGAAATACCACCAGCCACCACGAACGACCGGGCCAGACCCGTGGTGGGTGAAGTATCTGGCCGACAAACGGCGTCGGCAGAACCAGAGCAGTGACAACTGCGTAGTCCTTGGCCCTATAGGAAGCAGACGAGATGGATAACTACGAGATGCCTTCGGTGCAGCTTGGAGACTGGGTGTACTTTTACGCGCATGAGGGCGCGGAGCCTTCCACCGCGCTTGTGCAGCGTGTCGGCAAGGGGACGGTTGTGCTGTGGGTTGTGGCCCCCGGCTACGGCGGGATTGAGAAGCCATCCGTCCACCACAAGGACGATCCCCGGCTTCCCGACTACCCGGAATGGAAGGCGTACGGCACCTGGGACCACAAGCCCAAGGATCCGAAGATCGCCATCCTGGCCGAGAAAGTGGCCCTGCTGGAGAGGAAAGTGGCTGAGTTGGACCAGAGAAAGGCCAAGTAGGGCAATAACCAGTAGGAGTTCCCATGGCCGAAGACAGTCCGCTGCGCCCGCTGGTTGCTGGCTGGCTCAAAAAAATTGAGCTGGCACAGAAGCATAAGAAGCCGTTCTCCAGCGATGCGCAGGAGGCCATGGACTTCTATTGCGGCGATCCGGACTTCATGTGGAAGGATGCCTACGCCAGGGGGGAAAGAGGCTACAACCGTGGCCTTTCTCCCCCCGAGTTCCGCATGCAAGTGAACCGGGTTTGGGAGGCCGTTCGCATCTTTGCGGCCGTCATCCACCACCGCAATCCGGAGCGGACCGTCACGCCCAGAGAGTACCCGATCATCGGACCGGCTCTCCTGGGGATCATGCCGCAGCCCCCTGTGCCGCAGATGGGGCCAGGCGGGCCTGTGATCGGTCCGGATGGCCAGCCTGTGATGATGCCGGATCCCGGCATGCAGATGTACCAGCAGGCACTCCAGAACCAGCAACTCATGTATGAGCGCCGCAGGGTGATCTCCAAGCTGCTGGAAGACTACATCAACTACACGCCAAGCGAGTTGGACCTGAAGCGCCACTCCCGGAAGGTGGTTGAGGAGGCGTTCATTAAGGGCGCCGGTGTTTGGTGGCATGAACTCTACTCGCCGCCTGGGTCCGATGTGCAGATGGCTGGCAGCTTCTTCGACTCCATCGACAACATCGTCTGGGATCCTGACGCTGACGAGTTTGAGGACATCCGGTGGGCCGCGCGAAAGCGGATACAGCCGGTTGAGGAAGTGGCGGCGAAGTTCGGCCTGGACCCGTCCGCTCTGAAGGGGCACTTGGAAAGCTACTCGTCCCGCGCCGATGAGAACCAGCGTGGCTACGACTACCGTCGCAAGAACGGCAAGAGCAACGACCTGTGCTGCTACTGGGAAATCTACAGCAAGACCGGCTTCGGCGACCGGCTGAAGGACGCGGACGAAAGCCTGAAGGGCAAGTTCGACGCCTTGGGTGCCAATTGCTACATCGTGGTGTGCGAGGGCATCGACTTCCCGCTGAACGTGCCGCCGTCCATTCTCCAAGAAGAGATTGACGAGACTGGCGTCCCGCCGCAGCTTTTCCTTGCCGCTCAGTGGCCGATCCCCTACTGGGTTGAGCCGAACGGCTGGCCCTTCACGCTCTTGGCGTGGCACGGCAAGCCGGGGTATTCGTGGCCGATCTCCATCATTCGCCCCGGTATCGGGGAATTGCGATTCATCAATTGGGCGATGAGTTTCCTCGCCACTCGCATCGCCACCAGTTCGCAGACTTTGATTGGCGTCAGCAAGTCTGCCGACCCTGACATCAAAGCCAAGCTGCTGGATAAGGCAGAGGGCGGATTCAAAATTGTTGAAATATCCGAAGCCATCGGTCGGAACGTCAACGATGTGATCTCCGTGTTTCAGATGCCCGGCGTCACCGCCGACATGTACCAGATCATCGCGGAGGTCACTGCCCTCTTCGACCGCCGGGTCGGCCTGACGGAACTCATCTACGGCATGACCAGGAATCAGTTCCGGTCGGCCGCAGAGGCACAGGTAAAGAGCGAGCAGATTTCCGTTCGGCCAGATGACTATGCGAACACGCTGGAGGACGCCATGGCCGAGGTCGCCCGCAAGGAGGCGCTCTTGGCACGGTGGATGATCCAGCCGCAGGACGTTGCCCCGCTCCTTGGACCTATGGCGGCGCAGGCGTGGCAGATGCACGTTCAGCAGGAGGATCCTCAGTCCATCGTCCGCGAGTACTCGTACCGCATTGAGGCGGGCAGCGTCCGCAAGCCAAACGTCGCGACCAAGGTAGAGAACCTGAACGCCGCGATGCAGATCCTCATGCCGGTGGCACAGGGTCTGATGCAGGCCGGGAAGCCCGAACTCTTCAACTCCCTCATGGCCGACTGGGGCGAGGCGATGAACTTTGATGTGAGCAAGTACACCATCGAACCGCCGCCACCCGCCCCGCCGCCGCCGGAAGCGCCACCTCCCCAAAAGCCGGGACAATAATAGGTATGCAGATCCCCGCAGAAATCACCGCTGCTGGCAAGGCCGCAGTGGACACCTATCGCCGGTCCCTTGCTGCCGGTGGGACCGAGAAGTTCGCCGCCATGTGCGCCCTTCAGATCGCTCCTGGGTCTAAGGGTTCGGACCGAGCCTTCATGGAAGGCCGGATGAACAACCAGCAGTTGGACGGCATGCCGCGCCTTCAGGCCGAATACATGGTCCGGGACGCCAGGAAGGCCGGTATCAACATTTCCGGCAAGTATTACTGCGGTGGTCTTGCGGACGGCCGGGCGTGGCGCGACCCGGAGGCTTGGGTCAGCAGCAATGATGACATCCTGCGCGTGGCAAAGAAGCGCGGCAAGAGCGTGTCAGGTTCCGTCAACTACGACGCCGGTCCTGCACCGCCTCCCAAGCGGGTCGCTCTCAACGAGCGGATCATCCGCGAGGAGGTCGCCCGCGAGAAGAGACTGAACCCCGGTATCAAAGACACTCGCGCACTTCGCGAGAAGATCATCGAAAAGCACGCCCACCCCAAACTCAGAGGCAAGTGATGGCAATCATTGAAAGACTGTTCTCCCCAGGCACCACGATCACTGCGGCGTCGGCCGCCGCGACCACGACACCGCGTATTCCATTTGGGCGGTACAGCGGTGGTGGTGTGATCATCGGCAGCACCAACGGCGCGACCCAGATCAAATGGCATGCGTCTGCTACGGCCGAGGCCACTCCTGTCCAGATTTACGTTGACGGGGCTGCGGTCACCACGGCCGTAACTGTCGGCGCCCATCCCATTCCTGACGGCTGTTTCGGCTTCGCGTACATCGCTCCGGTAATTGTCGGATCGACGGCCTGCGACCTGACGGTCACGGTGAAGGGATGAGCAGCGCCAGCAGGCTGTACCCCAAGAAGCCAAAGGCCCCGGTTGTGCGGGTGACCTACTCGCTCACGGCGGCTAATGGCAATTACCTGAAGACCCAAGACAGCAAAAACATCACGGTGAGGTACTGATGGCCGACACGACAATCTCCCAGCTTCCCGGCGCCAGTGCGGCGTCGGATGCCGTTGTGGCTGCGGACAGCGGCGACGGCTCCGTCACCAACAAGGTGACGCTGGCGTCCATCGCGGCGCTTGGCGGCGGAACTCCCGGCACGCATGCCTCCTCTCACGGCTCTGCCGGTGCGGACCCGATCACACCCGCTGCCATTGGTGCGGTGGCAACATCGGACTCCCGCCTGACTGATAGCCGGACTCCCACCAGCCACAACAGCTCGCATTTTTCGGCTGGCACGGATCCGATCACCCCGAGCGACATCGGGGCGGCCGCTAGCGTCCATACCCATACCCTTAGTGCCGTCACCGATGCAGGCACTGCGGCGACCAAGAACTTCCCGGCGGCTGGCAACGCTTCCGCAACCGAGGTCGTGCTGGGGTCAGACACTCGCCTGACCAACACCCGCACGCCCACCAGCCACGCCTCGTCGCACCTTCCCGGCGGCAGCGATGCCATCACGCCCGTGACGGCCAGCCCTGCGTCACTGTCCACCTCGCAGAACGACTACGCCCCCGGCGTGGCCGATGTGGTGTACCTGACCAGTTCCGCCGCCGTGAACCTCACCGGCTTGGTGGCGTCCGCGACGGACGGGTTTGCCGTGCTGCTGATGAACGTGAACGCTTCGGGCGGTCAGAAGATCACGCTGAAGCATGAGTCCGCGTCCTCGTCTGCCGCGAACCGATTCCGTGCCGCCTCCGGTGGCGACGTTGTCCTCTACGCTGACGGCGGTGCCGCTCTGGCTGTGTATCACTCCGGTTCGTCTCGCTGGAGAATCCTGTGATTCGATGGAAGGCTTTCGACCCGCGAACTGTGCCGGGGATGGAACTGTGGTTTGACGCCAGCGATGCGTCCACCATCAGCATCGATACCGGCGTGCGTTCGTGGGCCGACAAGTCCGGCAACGCCCGCCACGCCTTGCAGACCGCCACCAACAGCCAGCCGGCGTGGACGCAGGGGGCGCTGGCGAACAAGCCCGTCCTGACGTTCGACGGCCTGAACGACAGCCTGTACCTCCCGGTACTGGACCTGTCGGCGTGGACGATCTTCATTGTCTGCAACCGCACGGCCGGCGTAACCAACGCTTCGCTCCTGCAATTAGCCAAGGCTTCGTTCTCCACCGAGACGGCACTTGTCGCATTGAACAACGACGCCACCAACGGCCCGCTCCTGGTTGGCTCTGGCAGCACGGGGTCAGCGAAGTACGGCAAGGGCGGGAGCCTGTCGGCCGGAACGTCGCGTGTGATCACGGCCCGCTGGGCCGGGGCCGGGACGGACGGGGCCACCTACTATTCGGCGTGGGACAACGGCACGACCGTGACGCTGGCAGACAGCGGATCGATCCCGCAGTACTCAGGCACCGGATCCCGCATCGGGGCGTCGTGGTCTTCGGGGAGCCTCCAGAGTTTCTTCCGGGGCCAGATCGCGGAGATCATCGTCTACTCGTCAGCCCTGTCCACAGACCAGCGTTCGGCCGTAGAGACGGCGCTTATGAGAAAGTGGGGTCTGTAAGACAATGCAGCGCTACTTTCTTACCACCGAGTCCACCTACGAAACGCTGCGGACCTCCTTGGATATCTTGCTAGGCTATCCGACCAGCACTGCCGCCAGCATCTTCCAGACGGCGCTCCAGGCTCCGCGCGACAATCTGCGGCGGGTGATCTTGGCGTTGGACACGGACATCCCGAACTACGCCACCATCGATGCGCAGCTAGACCCGCTCCTCGCCAATCTTTCCGTGAAGGAGGTGACGGAGTCGGAGTACCTGACGCTCCTGTCCACTCCCGTGCAGATACCGACAGCCAGCAGCACGGTCCTTGGCGGCATCAAAGTCGGCTCCGGTCTGGCCATCACGGCGGGAGTCCTCCGCACGACCGGCGGCGGTGGCGGTGGTGGTGGTGATGTGACGAGCGTGGCCGGCAGGACGGGCGACGTTGTCCTGACAACGGCAGACATCTCTGGATACACGGCCCCTGTTGTTACCAGCGTTGCTGGCAGGACAGGCGCCGTCACACTCACCACTTCCGACATCACGAATTATTCCGCTTACGTCCTTCCCAATGCGACAACGACCACTCTTGGTGGTGTTATTGTCGGTGCTGGTCTGGGGGTGTCCAGCGGTACGATAACGGCCAATGTAACGAGCGTTGCGGGCAGAACGGGCGCCGTGACCCTTACAACGACCGACATCTCCGGATACACGGCTCCGACAGTTACCAGCGTGGCCGGAAAGACCGGCGCCGTTACATTGGCCTCCGACAACCTGACAGATTACGTTCACCCCTTTTTGCTAGCCGGAATGTAGCATGCCCACAACATACAAAGTCCTTGGACAGACGGCCCCCGCTTCCGCAACTCTGGCGACACTGTACACCGTCCCTTCCTCCACGCAGGCGTGTGTATCGACAGTGTCCGTGTGCAATACAGCCGCCACGGCGACATCTTATCGTCTTGCAGTAAGGCCGCAGGGAACGACGGCTGCCACGCAGCACTACATTGTGTACGACGCATCCATACCCGGCAACGACACTACTGTTCTGACAATCGGAATTTCTCTTGGCGCATCTGATGTGGTGTCCTGTTACGCCACCACGAACACGCTGTCGTTTTCTGCTTTTGGCGCGGAGATAACGTGAGCATACGTTCTGCGGCCACAGCACTGGCTAGCGGGCGCGATCTGCGCGAAACACTCAGCCGCGTCGTGAAAGTCCTTGTGCTGGGCGGCGGAGGCGGCGGCGGGGCTTCAGGCATTCGCCCTTCTGGTGGCGGTGGCGCTGGGGGGTTTGTGGAAACGACCCTTAGCATAACCTTGGGGACCGCTTACAACGTCGTTATTGGCGGCGGGGGTGCTTCGCAGAGTTCCGGAACGTATTCGCGATTCGGCCCAGTTTTCGCCATGGGCGGCGGCGCTGGAACAAACGGCAGCGCATACCAGTCCGGAGCCAGCAGCGGCGGCACTCACACTGGCGCGGCGCTGGCCGTAACCGCTGGCCCGCAGGGCAATGTTGGCGGCGCTGGGGCCACTGGCTCGCGCGGCGGCGGGGGCGGGGGGGCATCTGCTGTCGGCACCGCTGGCAGCGGTACAACTGGCGGAAACGGCGGGGCCGGTAGTGCATCCAGCCTACCGGCGGCCGGGTCAACGACCTACGCTGGCGGCGGTGGAGGCGGCGGGACTGTTGGTGGCACCGGCGGTTCTGGGGGTGGCGGCGCCGGGTCTTCGTCAACCGGCCCTGTTAACGCCGTGTCCGGAACCGCCAATACTGCCGGTGGTGGGGGGGGTGGTGCCACAAGCGCAGGAACTACTGCCGGTAGCGGCGGTTCCGGCATCGTTGTGTTGCGCTACCCATCGTCGCTGCGGGCCACCATCGGCGCCGGATTGGTGTCCACGACCACGGTCAGCGGAGCCGAGACAGTGATTGAGATCACTGGCGGCACTGCCGACACGATCATTTGGAACTAGCAATGGCGCACTACGCATTTCTGGATGAAAACAACCATGTCGTAGAGGTCTGCCCAGGCCGGGACGAGGGCGAGTTGGGGATTGACTGGGAGGCGTATTACGGGGAGCGGCGTGGTCTTGTATGCAAGCGCACCAGCTACAACACGCTAAATGGCGTCCATACTAAAGGCGGGACTCCATTCCGGATGAATTACGCCGGGATTGGCTACGTTTTCCGGCCGGATATCAACGGTCCGGAAGGCGCATTCCTGCCGCCAGACTCCTGAGACACTTACCTATTGGAGTCTGCGCATGCTCACATTCTTTGACGTTGTAGAACACCTTATCGTTGCGTCGTTTGGCGGGCCGCAGGATGCGGAGCAGCGGGACATCCGCACCGCAGTGCATCGCGCCTACCAAGAGGTCACGACTATGCGTGACTGGGCCTTCTACAGCACGCACGGGCGAGTGGTCACGCAGGCCCCGTTCACGACTGGGCTGGTGACGTTTGACGCCACGACCAATCAACTCACCATCTCCGGGACAACGTGGCCCACATGGGCAGCGAACGGGTACGTGCGGAACGGGGCGCGTGTCGCCAAGATCGCCACCCGAGACAGTTCCACGGTCGTGACGCTGGATAGCCAGATCACGTTCCCGGAGAGTTTCAGCAACGCTAGCCACATCCTCTACAGGACCGTGTATCCGCTGCCGACCGACTTGCGGAACATGGACGAACCGTCCGACGAATTCTTCTGGTGGTCTGGCATCTACCTGACGCCTGACGAAGCGATGAAAGTTGAGCGCGTCAATTACCACGCTGGCTCTCCCCTGCACTGGACCATCATCAAAGACCCGTCCTCGTATGGCTGGGCGCTGAAACTCATCGGCTACCCGACCGCAATCGAAACCATCGACTTCACCTACCGTCGCAGGGCGAGGCCGATCAAATACTCCGGCCATGAGCCGGCGGTTCGGGCAGGCACCATTTCCTCCAACGTAACTTTAGTGACGGGCACTGGCACGACGTTTACAAGCGACTTAGCTGGGGCGGTCCTTAGAGTTGGAGATGCCGACTACCCGGAGTCCGCCACGGGCCTGAAGCCTTACAAGACCGAGTCGTTCATCACCGCAGTCAACTCCGGGGTGTCCGTCAGCACGGCCGAGTCGGTGTTGGCATCTTCGGCAAAGTACCTCATCACGGATCCGATTGATCTTCCGCCGCACATGCACAACGTGATGTTCTCCTGCGCCGACTACTGGCTGGCCCGGCTCCGCAACCAGAAGCCGGACAACGCTTTCGCCATGTACCAGCGCGACCTTCGCCTCGCTCTGGAGCAAGACGCATTGGCTCCGCTGTCCGGCCGGTCCAAGGAAATCTACACCGACCATGGATGGCGCAGCCCCCTGCAACCGGACGGTGGTGCATGATCCAGATCGACAAGTGGCCTGGGCTAGTCACGAACGCATCGCCTTATGCCATCCCGGCTGGAGCGGCCGTGACGCAAGTCAATCTTCAGGTGATCGCTCCCGGCCAGCTTACCGTTAGGCAGGGTTCCACTACCGTGTCGTTCGCCACGCACACTGGCTCCACGGCGTCGGTCATTCGGATGTTCCGTTATCCGCGAGAGAACGAGAACTTGGTGTACCAGAATTTTTCCGGCGCGATCTTTGTCGGCAGGAGTCCCTCCTAATGCAGATCGGTGGCCGCACGACCGGCGGGCTGGTGTCGATCCAGGTGACCACTGGTGGCGTGTCGTACACATCTGCGCCGACCGTCGCTATCTCTGGTGGCGGCGGAACGGGGGCGACAGCGGTGTGCCACATGGCCGGCACTCGCGTTGAGTCCATCGTGATCGGCAATGCTGGCACTGGGTACACATCGAACCCCACGGTGACCATCAGCGGTGGCAGTGGCAGTGGGGCTGGAGCGACGGCGACGGCCTACACCGGATCCCTGCGGCCACTGTCCTTCTTTAAGGGCCGTTACGGCGATCTGTACGGCGTGGACGGCATGGGGCGTGGCTTCCGCTGGGACGGAGCCGCAACGAGCGTGGAGCGGCTGGGAATTGCGAAACCCTCCATGCCACCGGCAGTGACATCTTCAGCGTCCTCCTCTGGCGGATACGTGTCCGGCGTGCAGATGGTTGCCGCCGGCGCTGGCTACCACAGCGCGCCAACCGTGACGTTCACTGGCGGGTCGGCGACAAGTCCCGCCAGGGCGATTGCTTCCGTGCAGAACGGGCGAGTAACCGGCATTCGCGTTACGGACCCCGGCAGCGGCTACCAAACAAACCCCACGGTCAGCCTGTCTGGCGGCATAGGAACCGGGGCCAGCTTCTCTGTGGGCGTTATTGGCACGGCCAACAACCTGACGCTCTCGTCGCCTGGGGCCGGCTACACATCCAACGCGACAACGTCCCCCACGGTGCAGTTCGCCACCGGCCAAGGTCTGACGAGCGCGTACGCAACGGTATCCGTCTCGGCCGATGGAACCATCTCTTCCGTGGCTCTGATTTCAGGCGGGACTGGGGCGACCACCTCCGGAGTTACGGCCAGCATCATCGGCGGCGGCGGAACTGGCGCTTCAATAGATGTTGGCATGTTGTTCTCTGTGGTGTCTCTCACGGCGGCATCCAGCGGGAGCGGGTACTTCACGGCTCCACAGATATCCTTCCGTTCCGCAGCCACCGATCCCAGCGGGTACGGCGCAGGCGCTACGGCAATCGTGAATTCTCTTGGCAACGTGACCGGCGCGGCCGTCTACGCGGGCGGTCAGTACGGGGCCATACCCACCGCCTACATTGCCGACACCACCGCCAGGGCGCAGGCGTCGGTGGCGTTCCCGATGAAGGGCCGTTACAAGTGCGCCATTCGCTACCTGGATGACACGCCCGAAAGCCAGAACGGACCCATTCCTTCCAGCATCTCGTGGCTCCAAGAGATTGACGCCGGAAGCGGTGCTGGCCAGCTAACGTGGTCCTTCACGCACGACGGCATAGAGGGTCGCGTCCACTCCATGGAACTGTGGCGCACCAGCGCCGAGCAATCCGTGGTGCTGTACCGCGTGGCGACCATCCTGCGTTCCGACGCCGCGTTCACCGCCACGTACACGGACACGCTGACCGACATCGAATTGCAGGACACGACGCGGGCAGACTACGGCCTCATGCCGATCACGCTGCCTTCCGGCCAGATCAACGCCCGCCGGTTTGAGATCCCGCCGGGGAACTACGCCGTGGCCTGCATGTTCCAAGACCGCGCGTGGTATGCGGTGGACACGACTGGGGCCAAGCCGAACTCGCTCTTCTACTCCGAGATTGACGAGCCGGAATCCGTCCCCGAAGCCAACGAACTGGTGGTCCAAGAAAACACGACGGAAACCGACTCCATCGTGGCGCTCATACCGCTGGGGTCGGAATTGCTGATAGCCCAGCGGGCGCATGTCTACAAACTGAACTACGTTGCGCAGCCCGTGCTGGACGCGAGCCTTATTCTGGGAGCCTATCGCGGCATTCTCAACAGTCGCTGCTGGGACATCTTGGGCGGCGTGGCGTTCATCGCTGATAGCAATGGCCTCTACGCCTACGACGGCAACAACGAAGACCCCGTCTCCGTGCCTGTCGATAACTACTGGCGGGATCGCATCATCGACTTCTCCAAGTCAGACAAGTTCCATGTGAAGGCCGACATGACCACACGGACGGTGCGGTTCTACTACTGCAAATCCGGGGACTCCGAGCCTGTTCGGGCGCTGTGCTTCTGCGTTGCGACAAAGGCGTGGTGGGAGGAGTCCTATCCAAACGCCATCACGGCGGCGTGCCCAATGATGATGGGCGGAAAGTACTCGTCTGTCCAGGGAACGTCCTCCGGTTTTTTCGTCCAAGCGTCCGGCTCTATCGACACGGGCAGCACCCCCATCGCCTACGAGTACCGCACGGGCGTTGCGCGGTTGAAGGACGAGAACGGATCGCGGTCTGTTGGCGTTCTGTTTCAACCGACAACGGACGATGCCACGCTCCAAGTGAGGATGCACTACAACAACTCCAGCACACCCAGGCCGAACGCCATAGCGTCTGACAGGGGCAACGGCTTCACCACAACGCTTGGTTCGACGGCCGCCACGCTCAATATGAAGAAGACGCAGTCGCTGGGGGAAGCCAACGGTTTCGCCAAGGCGTACTACGCCGGCCGGCAGGATGATCGCTCTTCCGGTGGCGACAGGCACATCGCCGTCGCCGTTGCGGGAACGCAGGCCGCGACCACTGGCAACAGCGTGGTGATCTACGGCATCACGGTTGAGGGGGCCGAGTAAATGCTGACGCAGGCCATGCCGGCGCTGGTGAAGGCCCTGGACGGTGTCTTGCCGCCCGAGGCCCTGAAGCAACTCACGCAGGCCCTTGGCAACTGCAACCAGCCGCTGACCAGCAGATCCGGCCTGAACGTGCAGTCGCCCAATCCAGCCAACGACAGGGGCGTGATCGTTGATCCTCCGTGGGATCCGAGGCTTCCGCCCGACTATCCCCCGAACTACCCGCCACTGTTTCCGGACTCTGGACCGAACAACTATTACGTTGATGTCCCCGGTTGGTCTGGGCCGGGGGGCTGGAACATGAACAACTACGCCGGGAACAGCTTTAATTTTTCCACACCCCAAGAGTTCAACCTAGCCAACTACTACGGCGCACCGACGTTCAATGTTGGCGGCAATTCGTTCTTCGACACGGTTTCCACGACCAACATCAATACGACAAACATCAATGGCTATCCTGTGCGGGGGCAGGACGGCACGGACGGCGCTACTGGCCCGTCTGGTCCTCCCGGCGCTGCTGGCAGGGATGCGGAAGTTCCGGACTTCGCTCTGGCGCTGATGGCTAACTTGCGATTCATTCGGCATCTGCCTCCCAACCTTGCCAATGTTATCGTGGGCGTGAGGGCGACTGATCGCCTGCCAACACAGGCATTTGGCAACGTGACAGCAGACGGCGACCCGACTGTCGATCTACCAAATTACGAGGTGGCTGCACAGGCGCTGGACGCTGCAAGCACGGCTCCGCACAACATAGACATTCCGACATACGAGATTACTGGCGACATACCTCTCACCGCATCGCTTACAGAGACTCAGGCCGTCTCTGGCTTTATAGACCTCCCGACAGGAATCACAGGCACTGCCAGCTTTTCTGCAAGCGACATTGACTTGGAGGCAGGCGACCAGACCTTGGCCATTGACGCTGACGTAGATGTGCCGACCACCATAGAGGGGTCTGTGACGGTCAGTGGCACCGTCGATGTTCCCGATGTCGCGGGAACAGTGAGCATAACGGGGTCTGTGACAGTGGATGTCTTGGAGGGCGAAACGGTCACTTGCGAAATACAGCTTCCGAAGTATGTGTTTGATCCGGAAACGTGCGCGCTCACCCTCTCCGAGGACGAAACGTACACGGCGTCGGTACAAGTCCCGAAGTTTGGCGTCACCAGCAACACGCTTGGCGCCAGTCACGCCCTAAGCCTGAGCGCAGAGACAAATGTAACCTGCACAATAGCCGCCACCGCAGACGCCACTGGCCTTTTTCTTGGCGAGGTTCAGCCACTTCCAGTTACGGGGACTGTGCCGAAGTTGCGGGTGGCTTCTGAAACCATTTCAGTATCGCACCAACTGTCCCTTTCCGGAACTGGGGCAACGGCCCCTTTGAGCTTGCGGGACGGCACCGTTCCACGGCTGGAGGTCGCTAGCTTCGACCTAGCTGTTTCCAAGACAGGAGACACCGAAGAGGTATCCGTGGATCTACCCGTCTACTCGCTCCCGGCACTGACGGCCACTCCGGACGGGGAAGCGGACATAGATATGGACCCCGTTTCCTACACATTTACGGGGATCCCCACGGTCCAGCGGTACGTGACCGACATCGTCGTAAACCAAGTTCCGGCCCCAGTTACGCCCGTGTTTACGCCCTGACGGCCTAGAGGACATTAAGAGGTAGGAGAAACAAGATGGCAGGAGCAATCGTCCACAGCTATAACCCGCACAAAGATGTTGTGGTCGCCCGCATCAATGCTGCGGGCCAAGTCGGAGCGGCTAAAGCGCAGGCCGCTGGACAAGCTGCCGCCGCCGCAGCCCAGGCCGCTGCCGCTAAGTACGGAGCGTGGGCCGGCGGTCTAGGGTCGTTCGGCCAGTCTGCGGCGAATGAGGCTGGCGCACGCACTGCCGCCTCCGGAATGGTTGAGGCCGCAAGGCAGGGCGCTCTTGGCAACATCGGGTCGGCAGCGCTTGGGGCGTACGGCTCTGCGGCCAACAGTGCGCTGGGCGCGTGGGCGGCAAACCAGACTGCATATAACCGCTCTCTGGCAGACATGCACGTAGCCGACCAGCAGGGTCTGTCGCAGTACGGGTCCACGCGGAACGCAGCGCTCTCCGGTCTTGGCAATTCCTACTCTGGGATGCTTGGTCCGCTGATGGCAGCAAACGCTCTTTCAAATCTGTCTTTTGATATGAGCGGAACACCGGGCGGGAACTTCAGCGTCACGGGCAACAAGAACTCCACTTCCAATACTGGAGGTTCGCCGTGGAAGGTTGATCCTGAAGCCTTTGCGCCAATCGACACGCTTCGCGAAAATCTGATGTCGCCAGACGTTATGAACCGGATGGCTGGGCAATCGTCCAAAGCAAGCCAGCGGCTAGATGATCAGCATGCCGCCTCTCGCTATATGCCATCCACGATGCTTGCTGACACCGTGCCCGTCTTGCAGAATCTCTATCGCAGTGCCGCCGATGACTCGTCCAGCGGAGTCAACCAGTTCTACGAAATGAATCCCGCGATGACTGGCCTTGGCCGCTACCAAGCGCTGCTGGATGTCCTCTTGGAAAAGGACAAGCCGAACTATGCGCACGGCACTTCATGGATTCGACCGCAAGCAACCACGCAGGAGGGCAGGCCCTCTGTTGTTCCTCCGACGCAGCCGCTTTGGGATGCCGAAGCCGAAATGGCGAAGTGGAAGTAAACACCATGCCGCAGCTACCCGTTCAGTCGCCGTACTCGTCGCAGCAGCGTGAATCGGCGTTGGCTTCGATGATGGCCAAGTCTCCTTACGGCCAATACAACGCCAACCACCACGACGTTATGAACTCCCTTGGCGGTAAGAGCGCCGCCGCCTTTGGCCTGGATGCCGCGAAGGCCGACATGGATTACTCGCTGGCCCGCCAGTCTGCCGACAGGGCATTGAACTTGCAGGAAACGCAGAACTCTATGCAGGAAGAGCAGAATAAGCAGTCGCTCATGAACGAGCGCCTGCAACAGATGTACGGCTTTACCTCTAGCGTGCTTGGGGCCTTGTTGCGATGACTCCTCAGATACCACGCGACACGCAGACCGCCGCTTTCAACAACGCCTACGCATCCGCTGTTGCGGCTGGCGATCCTCGTTTTAATGCAAAGCCCTACGACAAGCCGGGACTGTCTCGCGGAGGCGCGCAGTGGAACCAAGCTGGCATTGATGGCGCGAACAAGATGGCGGAAGGAATTGCCGCCGCTTACTCGCAGGATTTGCAGACCGGCAAAGCCAACTCAGATGCGGCGCTTCAAAGCCAGCGTGATGAGCGGACGAACTCCCTTGCCTTGGCCGCTCTTCAGCAGCAAAACAACTACGCCAACCAACTCGCCGCGCTTCAGCGGCAGGGTATGGCTCTGAACCTTATGTCTTCGCTCCTTGGGGGTCTAACGAAGTAATGGCACAAATTGACTTGGACTTGGATGACCTCACCAACGCCGCGCTGAAGCGCATGGTTAAGCAGCTTCTGACGGCGAGTGACTCCGAACAGAAGAAGATCCTGAAGCGGCTTGGCGACCACAATCCCTCCGAGGAAGCCGCCGAAGGGAAGGTTGCCAAGAAGGCCCCGAAGAACGACCTTGCCGACCTCCATGAGGAGATGCACGGCAAGCCCAATACCCCGATGGTGACCGAAGACGATCTTCCGTACGAGGAGGATGACGGCGAAGAGGAAATGCCCGCACAGAAAAGGAAGGCACGATGAACCCGCGTTTCCTAGATTCCCTTCGCCGCATGGCCGGGCGGGTCGATGATGTCCCGGCCCGCGTGACTGCCAATGTCGATCCGGATGTTGTGCGGTATCTGGATGACCTGAGTGCCCAAGACAATGCGTTTAAGACGCGATTCGGCTTCGACCCGGACAAGGTGTACGAGCCAATCGACGGTGTGGCTGGCGCCGCCCGAAGGATGGACGCCGGGGTTCCGGCGCAGCCCAACTTGGGCTTAGAGTCGCCGCTGTTCCCGCAGATGTCCCGAGCGCAGGACGCCTTCGACAACTTGCGGAAGGGCCGCACATCAAATCTCCGCAACCAGCCGTTCGCCCAGCCTGCCGGTGCGGCGATCCGTGATGCCGCCGCCGACTCCATCCGCGCCATGCAGAGGGACCGGATGGCGGAACGCGCCATGATGGTCGGTGGTGCCGCTGGCGCCGCTGGTCTGGGGACCATGATTGCCGGGTCGCACAACAACATGAGCGATGCGGTACAGGCCAGCCCGCCCGCCAAGCCCATGGCTGCGCCCGCTCCTGCCGCCCCGATGGCTGCGCCCCAGGCTCCGGGCCTTTCTCCGGAGGAACAAGCGTTTGCCGACAAGTTTAAGTCGCAGCTTGCCGGGCACGAGGCGCGTGTGGAACCGGCGTACGAAGCCGACCGCATGGCTATGGAAGCGAAGCAGATGCTTGCCGACCTCAACGCCCGCAGGCGGGCCGCTGGCGGCGAAGTTCCAGACGCTGCCGAGGTGACGGCGAAGGCCGACGCGATGCTCGCGCAGGCCAACGCTATCCGCAACGAATCGACCTACAGGCCGCTCCCGCAGCAGGGTGTTCGTGGACAGAAGGCCGGTTCGCGTCAGCAGGCTATCGCCATGATCCAGGCTCTCAACGCCGACCGTCAGCGGGCTGGTGGCGAGGTGGCCGATGCTCCGCAGCGAGAGGCTGCGATCCGCCAGTTGCTGGCAAGGGCCGACGCGGAGGAGTCCATGTCCACTGCCGATCTTGCGGCCGAAAGCCGTCCTCTCCCAGCTTCTACGCCACGGGTCGCCCTCTAGGAGTTTCTGTAATGGCTATGGATCCCGAGTTGGAGCGGATGTACCGCAACCGCGCTTCGCTGCCCCCTGCCGAACGGAGGGCGGTGGAGGCTGCGTACGACCTTGCTTTGCAGCAGAACTCCGCTGACTACTGGAGTGGAACGCCGACGCCTCCCCCGAAGCCGTCCCGCACGGCATCTGCTTCCTGGGGAGATGGCAAGGCGCCGCGCTCCGACTCGCAGTCCAGGACTGATGGCGCGCCTGCTGGCGACCTTGGCGTTGAGCCTGACGCTGGCGCTGCGAAAAAGCCCCGCTCGCGAAAGACGGCGCCGCCGCAGAACAACACTGCTTACGGCAACGCGGCCCGCGAGATGGCCGAATTCACTCGCGATGCTGTTGCTAACGCCCGCCCAAACATGCCGCCAGAAACTCTGTCTGAGGACGAGCGCGACCTAGAGGCGTACCGGGCCGACGCCGAAACGGAGGCATCTGCCTACCGCGATGGTTTTGTGAACCCGCAGCCGGGAACGGAGGCGTGGGACGCACAGGGCCGCAATATGGATCGCTCCGCTGGCATGCGCGAAGCAGACGTTGCCCAGAGGGACCGCCAGCGGAAGTACGACGAGCGGGCCTACGAGCTTATGGCAGAGGGGCAGATGAACCCCGGCCAGCCGCTGGACCTGGGGAGCGCCGAGGATCAGGCAGCGTGGGAAAAATGGGTGCGCTCCAGCCCAGACCGGATGGAGAGATACGACCCGCAGGGGTTTGCCGAGCGGCAGGCAATGGAAGACGAGAAGCGTTACGTTCGCATCGCGGAGCGGTACGGCCCAGAAGAAGCCGCTGCCGTCAGGGAGGCCGCAGAGCGAGGCGTGCTTTACTTTCCGCAAGACAGTGCTGCCAAGGGCCGCATTGCCGTTCGTCGCACAAATGAGTCGCTGGCGCGAGGCGCCGGGCCTGTGGCCGATGGCGCTAGGCAGGCACTGCGCGACCAAGACACGCGGCAAGCGGACAGCAATAAGGAGTTTCGGAGGAAGGCTGGCGAGGCGGCTAAGACGCGCCAGGCTGAACGCGAAGCGGACCCACGCTACCAAGCGTGGCGTTCGCAGATGATGCTGTCAGGTGGCCAGCCGACGAGAGCGCAGAAGGCGTCAATAAACGCGCTCAACGCACTTCCCGCTGGCGAACGCGCGCAAGCCCTCCAGTTCATCGCCGCTGGCGGTCGCGGCGCAACGCCGCTGGATGTGCAGGCCGCGAACGCAGTGCAGGCAGTCCGTGCGCTTCAGGGCGGCCAGCTTGGGCAAGGCGTGATGAACCCTATCCAGCAGCAGATCGGTCAGAACCAAATCGAACAGCAGAACGCTCAACAGAGGCAGGAAGAACTAAGTTGGCTGGATGGCCACGTTACGGCCAACTACGCAGACCCGCAGGGCGCGTTCAACTACCTGACTCGCGGCGCTGCGTGGCTGGGGATACCTGTCCACGACAACACTGAATTCACTGTTGCGGAGCAAGACCAAGCAATCGCTGACCTGTTGGCGAGATACCCGCATTTGACGTACGAGCAAGCGAGCCAGATGGTGGCTTCTGTTGGCCGCAGACGCACGACCGAGGCACGCCCTGCACCGGCGGGGCGATAAATGGCCCTCTCGCCGCTGTACGACATCTATGATCCGTACGGCACACTGAGGCAGCAGGCTCAGTTTGGGTTGCTGCCCCAGCCCGACGAGGAGATGGACCCGCTAGGGCTTGTGCCTCTTGGGCCTCGCAAGCCGACGCTCTCCGACCTTATGCCCGAGGAAGAGAAGAAGGGTTGGCTGAAGACCCTCGCCTCCATGGGCGCATCCGGCCTGTCTGGCCTTGGTTGGATCCTAGACACCCCCGGCTCAATGGTTCGCGGCACACTGTCCGGTGGCCTTGGCAAGGGCCTGTCCGCTCTCTGGGAGACAACAGACGAGCGAGTGGATGGGCGGGAACTGGCGCGGCAGTACGGGCTGGCCGACAAGAGGGACGGATGGTTGAACTACGCAGGCGGGTTGGCAACCGAGATCGCTTTAGATCCGTTGACCTACGCCTCGTTCGGGCTGAACGCCGTGTTGGGCAAGGGCGCGAAGACTGCCGCCGGAAAGGCCGCACAGGCGGCTGGCCTGCTGGATGACTTCGACCTCTACGCCAAGAACGTGAAGGGCATGGGCACCCGCCAAGCCATGCGAGAGGCGACGGCGCGCGAACTCCTCACCAACAAGTTCGCCACTGACGCTGCGCGCGACGAAGCCATGCAGCGGTTTTTGGCAAACGCCAAGGGCGAGGGCGACTTGCTGGACGCGCCCCTGGCGAAAATGAACCGCGTCACCATCCCAGGTGTGTACGACGGTGCGGCCGACTTCTACGGAAAGACCGTGGGCGACACGGTCGCCAAGTACGCTGACGACCTTGGAGTCCAGGCTGCGACGAACCCGCTCACTGGCCCGGCTGTCCGTGGCCTCCAGGCCGCGTTTGATCCCGCCGTCTTGGGCATGACCGACTATGACCGGCAATGGGAGGCCCGTGGGATCACGGCCGCCCGCAAGGCCCGTGAGAAGGCCGACCGCAGGACGCTGATCGAACTCCAGATGGACGCCGAGAATGCGTTGCGTTCCCAAGGCTCGTCTTTGCAGGACTTCTCCCCCGACATTCGCGACTTCTTTGAAAACGGGCAGAACGACATGTACCGGCCGAACCGGCCGCAGCTAGCCGATCTGCCGGAAGTTCAAAAACTGTTTGGGTACTTTGAGGGCTACCGCGACCAAGCGGTCCGTGACGCTCAGGCGCTTGGTATTCCTCTGGAGGAATTCAACTCTCGCGCTGGCGTTGGCTTCTTCCCTCGCCAGCAGGCGCCGTTCGATGTGCAGATGAAGCCGCAGTGGCCCGCTGGCGTGACCCCGAACGACCGGGCCGCGAAGCCGTACACGCAGGGCGTTCGTGCGGCAGCACTGACCGACAACGCCGGGCGAGGCAGGCGTGAATACACCGACGTTCTTGGCGGGACAGAAACCCTCAACGAAATGTCGCTGGACGCCGATCTACAGGCTGCGCTCCGTGGTGCCGACAACGTCCAGGCCCGCGAGATACTTGCCGAGTGGTGGCGTAATCGCGGAGAGGCAGAGGATCTGTACGGCTGGATCGACAAGGTCGATGACGAGGGGGCGTTTGTTTTTGACACGCCTGCCTTGCCAGCAACCCACCCGCTTGTGCGACAGCAGGCCGAGCTTCGGGAGCAGATTGCTCGCGCCACGCAAGGCGGCGAAGAGGCGCGGGTGGCACAACTGCAACAGCAAGCGACCGCCCTGGCACAGCAGGCTGCGGACGAGGCTCGCGAGTTTCACAGGAGTTCCCTCTACACAGAGCTTGCCGATCTCATGCGGAGCTTGGATCCGCAACATGCCCAGCGTCAACTACCGCTGTTTGGGCAGAACTCGTTTAACGAGATGGCCCGATATGTCACTGGCCGTGGGCGAGTTGAAACCAACGCCAACGAACTGCTGGACCTGTTGAAGAAGCAGGCGCAGCCCCAGGCCCGCGATGCCGTGACCGGGGGCGTGAACTATGACGCCTACGAAACTCTGAAGAAGATGGGGTTCACGGCGGAAACGGCGCCCGAGGTACTTGCCCGGCGATTGGGCGTCCCTGTCGAATCGCTGGCAGACATCTCGTTTCCCAAGAAGTTCGTTGACGATTGGTCGCGCGTGGTTGACAAGGGGCGGATGCCGCCGGAACTCAACGCGATCACCAACGCCTACGACAACTTCACCAAGTCATTTAAGACGCTGGCACTTTTGTGGCCCTCGCGCTATACGCGAGATGCCTATTCCGGCGCAGTCGCTGCGGCCACCAAGGGCGCGTTCAGTCCGTTCGACTGGTGGGAGGGAACGAGAATCCGCACAGGCGATTACTCTCGCCTGCCCGACAAGCTGCGCCATCTCCCGGATTACCAGGGCCTGACGGACGAGCAGATCGTCCGCAAGTTCCTGACCGATGCCGGGGCCGAGGGCTTGGGCACTAGCACCGTCGCTGACGAACTCACTCAGGGGGTTAGCGGTGCGCAGGTTCGCGAACTGTACCCTGGGATGGCGAGGCCGAATTGGGGCGAGGTTCGCGACAAGTTCGCAAACGCGCAGCTTGTGCGTGGATGGAACCCGCTGAACTCTGATTGGAGTCCGTTTGCCGTTCGCGGGTCTTCCGGAAACCGCAACCCCATCTTGGACCTTGGCGACCGGCTTGCCGAGACAACGGACGCTGGCAATCGCTACGGCACCTACCTCAACCAGATCCGCAAGGGCAAGTCGCCATCCGAGGCGGCGAGAATCGCGGACCTGACCCAAGTGAACTATCGTGACGCTACCGATATAGAGCGCAACGTACTGAAGCGGGCCGTGCCGTTCTATTCCTATTCGCGGGGGATTTTGCCGCTCATCGCTGACCAGCTTATCGAACAGCCAGCCGGTCTGATGGGCATCAGCACTCGCGCGATCAACCGCGCCGGTGTCGGCTCTGAGGATTCGTTCACCCCCGAGTACCTCCGACAGTCGGCATCTGTGCCCGTGCCGACCGGCATCCCAGGCATCAGCTTGGACGCCGACTCAAACCTGAAGCGGTTTCTCACGAACATCGATCTGCCGTGGGAGTCGGTGATCAATCTAATCACGCCCGGCACCGGCAATACGCTCACCGACAAGATCGGCAGCGGCCTGCGGAAGACCGCCATGAACCTGTTGGGCCAGACCAATCCGCTAATCAAAGGCCCGCTGGAAGCGGCGACCAACCGGCAGTTCTATAGCGGCAGGCAGTTGTCCGACCTCTACTCCATGCTGGAGCAATCACTTGGGACTCCGGGTCGCGGGCTGGAACAGTTGCTGGTCAACATGCCCGGCGGCTCCCGTCTGCTTGGGACGATCCGACAGGCGACTGACGATCGGCTTCCGATTGGCGACCGACTCTCCAAGCTGGCGCTGAACACGTTCACCGGCCTGAAGTTCCAGGACGTTGACGAGGAGCGCACGAAGCGGCTGGCGGCGAGGGACATGTTGAACCAGCTACTGGAGACAACGCAGGGGGTGAGGACGTTTGAGAACATCGACATCCCGCCGGATGTGCTGGCGAGGATGCCAGAGGAGCAAAAGCGGATGTTCTTGCTGTACCGGATCATCCAGTCCGAATCGGCCAAGCGCGCCCGCGACCGTAAAAAGCAGGCGATGGCTCTGGACCCGCTCCAAGTACTAGGCGTGGTCCGCGATATTTAGGGCGATTGGCGGCACGGGGCGCTTCATCTCTGCCACCAATAGGGGGTCCACGTAGTGCTTCTGCGCTAGCCCTGCGGTCAGGTGCCCCAAGTGTCCAGTTGCGGAAATCCCTGCAATTTCGGCGTAAGTAGCCGATGATCTCCGCAGGAATTTGCCTGAACCACACAGGCCAGCGCGCTGGACCGTTTCGCGGATCGCCGGTATGATCCGCCACCGCGAGACATGTGAGCCGAAGATTTTCGGCCCGACCACTGGCAAGGAGGCTATGGCATGAAGGGCATTTGGGTCCAAGATGACTACGTGCGGTCGGCCCGTTTTCTGCATGACGAAGGCCAGCCGGTTTCCACGGATGGCGTCGTAGCGGATGGCAAGCATATCGCCCAGCCGAAGGCCGCTGCTGTAGCCGACGAGGATCCACGCGGGCATCAGTATGCTTCGTGGACAACGCCGAAAGTTCCCCGGCATCTCAGAGGCTACCGCAAGCAGCTTCCGAATCTCGTCATGCGACCAAGCGCGGACGATGGGCAAGGACCATTTGACCCTTCTCAGGGGCGTTGCTATACTGCTGTCCACCAACAGGCCGTCCTTGGCAGCGGCACGACGGAGTGTGTTCAACATTCGTCTGTGGTTGGCGACGGTGGAGGGAGCGAGATGCGAGAGGGCGTCGGTCAGGTAGGAGTCGATGCGGTCAGCCGTAAGGTCTTCGACCTCCCAAGGCAAGCGCTTGCAGAGGACGCGAAGCTGCTCCCCGTATCCGGGGGAGCCTCCCGCTCGTCGGTGGTAGGAAATGGCGTAGTCCAGCAATCGCATGGTAGGGTAGCTCTAGTGGGCAACAATACCCCACATCTGGAGTCAGGCACCCCTAGCTCAATTGGCTATTGTGGGTACTCGCCCCTCCTTGTGGGTGGTCGAACCATCCTACGGGTTCTATGGGTGGCGTTGCTAGCCACCCTCATTTTCCTGCACCAGACCGGGCTGGCGCTCACCGCGCTTTTGCTTGGACAGTTTGGCGTGGCGCTCGTTGAGTGGCGCCGCCTCTGCCGCAGGAGATGATCCGAAAGTTGATTGTGAGGGGAATTTTTTTCTTTGCAAGGAGGTGGACGCATGGACAGTTTGCCGCAAAAGATCGTCGGCATGAGCAACGAGGAGTACCAGACCAAGAAGGGTTATCTCCGTAGGTCTTACTTGCATTCGGTGTGCAAGTACGGCGGTGAGGCCCAGCAGTGGCTGGACAGTGGCCGGTCGCTGTTCTCCGGATCGGCAGCGACAACGCTGGGGTCGAAGTTCGACCAGATGGTGACCGGCGAGAAGGGCCTGTGCAACGGCAACGACATTGAGTCACAGCTTGCCGTGCCGCCGGCCGACGTTCTCGCCAGCAACGGTGCCCGCCGTGGCGGAAAGTTCGACGCCTGGAAGGCAGAAGCCGAGAAGCAGGGCCTCATCGATTGCAGCAATGAGGAGCGGGAGAAGTTGCTGTGCATGGGCCAGAGCCTCCTCGCCAACCCCGCTGCGGTCGAACTGATCCGCGAGACGGTGGAGACACAGGTGTCGGTGTTCTTTGAACTGTACGGCCAGCCCTGCATGGTGCGGCCGGACGGTTGCTGTGCCGACCGATGGTGGGATTTGAAATCGACATCCGCAACGTGGGACAAGATCCACTTTTCGGTGAACGACTACGGATACGCGATGCAGGAGTTTTTGTACGTGGAGGCTGCGAAGGCTATCGGCCTTCCCCACCACCGCATGCCGTTTGTGTTCGTCCAGACGATGGCTCCGTTCGCCTGCCGCGTGTTTCTCCTCCCGGAGGACATGGTCGAAGAGGCCGGTCGGCAACTTCGCAACGTGATGGAGGAGGTTCGCCTTCGTCGCGAGACGGGCGTGTATCTGCCGGTGGAGCATGGAGAGATCACGGAGATGGTGGTGCCCGCCTGGGCAAACAAGAAGACCGAGGAGGTGCTGATATGAACTTGGATAACTCAATCGTCGGATGCACTTCGTCCCCGGAAACGGGGAAGCTTGTGTCCGCTCTAAGCGCGGCCCAGAAGAAGATGAAGGTAATTGGCCAGGACACGGACAACACGTTCTTTAAGAGCAAGTACGCGACGTACCAGGGTTGCTGCGAGGCGCTTCGTGACTGTCTCACTGAGCAGGGTCTGATCCTGCCGGTGGCGCAGCCGTGCTTCCTTCCGGCCGTTGGCTGGGTGGCTGTGGCAACGCTGCGGCATGGGCCGTCTGACCAGTGGATCAGCGGGATGGTGCCGCTGATCACGCAGAAGAACGACATGCAGTCCATCGGTAGCGCGTTGACCTACGCCAAGAGGCAGCTACTGCTGGCGCTTACCGGCGCTTGGGTGGGCGAAGAGGACACTGACGGCAACGACACCCGCAGCGAGGGCAAGCAGGAGTCGAAGCCGGAAGCCAAGCGTACTGCTTCAACGAACGCTGACGAGTTGGTCTACGAGCAGCAGGCGAAGGCCGCGATCACCAACGCCGAGAACGCCGAGAAGGCGCAGCACAACCTGAAGGTGGTTGAGTTGCGTGTCCGCGAGAAGAAGGTCAGTGCTGGTTGTCTGGCGCGGTGCCGGGCTGAGTTCGACAGGGTCTGGGGAGCAAAGATCAATGGCTAGCTTCAATCGTTGGATCATCGCCGGGAACGTCACTGCGGACCCGGAACTGAAGGAGATCGGTGAGTCTTCGCTGGCGTCGTTCTCCATCGCGGTGAACGATCCGTACAGCAAGACGGGCGAGGTGATGTTTGTTGATTGCGAATTTTGGAACCCTGGCAAGGTGGCCGGTTTCATCAGTCGCGGTACGCCTCTTTTGGTGGAAGGCAGGGCGGCCGAAGCGCGGTGGGAGAAGGATGGCCAGAAGCGGAAGAAGACCTTTATGAAGGTCCAGTCGGTCCAGCTTCTGGGCGGCGCGCGGAAGGAAGAGAGGGAGTTCGTCTGACAGAGGCACGGTTGCCTCCCCGTGCGGCGGGTCACCCCTCCGCCCGCCGCACGGGTTCCTTTTTCTTAGAGGTGCAGGATGCAGCTACGGGATTACCAGCAGCGTTGCGTGGACGCGAACTTGGAAGCGATGGAGCGCGGTGTGAAGGCAACGCTGAACGGACTGTTCACGGGCGCGGGGAAGACGGTGATCTTCGTATCGCTGGCAGACCGCATTGCTGGCAAGACGCTCATCATCTGCCCGATGCGGGAGTTGGTCTGGCAGGCGCATGAGAAGGTCAGACAACTTACGGACGAGTTCGCTGACTTGGAGATGGCCGATTATTCGGCCGATGGCGCGTGGTCGAAGATCATCGTCGCCAGCAAGCAGACGCTGCTTTCCAAGCGTGGCGGTGAGCCGCGATACAAGAAGTTCGACGCGCTCCAGCTTGTGATCGTGGACGAAGCTCACTCAATGTGCAGCGGTCCCGTCGTGGAGATGCTCAGGTATTTCCAAGACGGTGGCGCGATGGTGGCCGGGTTCACTGCCACGCCGTTTCGGATGGATGGAAAGGCGATGATGCGATGAACTTCTACGAAGAACTCGCCTTCCAATTCGGCATCCAAGACGGCATCGAACTGGGATGGTGCGTCCCGCCAGTGTGCGAGATCGCCCGCGTGGCCGATCTGGATCTGTCTGGCATCCGCATGGTTGCCGGGGATTTCAATCAGCAGCAGCTTTCGGCGGCGATTGAACAGGACGCCGTTCTGCACCGTGTTGCCGTGGTCACCAAGCAGAAGCTGGTCGGCCAGACGGTGGTGTTTTTCCCATCTGTCACCAGTGCCAAGGGCGGCGCACAGATCATGCGTCAGCAGTACGGCCTGGAGGCTGGATGGGTTTCGGGCGAACAGCCCGAGGAAGAGCGGCGCGAGGTAATCAGTGCCTTCAAATCCGGTGAGCTGAAGGTCTTGTGCAACTGTCAGGTGGTTGCCGTTGGATTCGACGTTCCGGCCACCACCACTTGCATACTGGCCCGCCCAACCCGCAGCCGGATCTTCTGGCTCCAGGCCATCGGCCGCGTGACTCGCCCGCTCCCCGGCGTGGTTGACTTCCCAGGTTCCACGCCAGAGACACGCCGTGCCGCAATCGCCGCCAGTGCCAAGCCGAACTTCCGCGTCGTTGACATGACAGATGCCTCGCTGGACCACCGGCTCATTACGGCGGTGGACGAGTTCGTCCGCACGGATGACCCGGAACTGAAGGCCAAGGCAAAGCAGATCGCCGCCAAGGCACCGGAGCCGATGACGCCAGACCAACTGCTGGTGGAGGCACTGAAGCAGCAGGAGGCTGAGAAGTTCGCCCGCGAGATAGAAGAGCGCCGCAAGCGGATGGAGGGCGAGGCCAGTGGTCGTGTGGTCAGCCGCGATGTCGATCTGCGTTTCAGCGGCAAGCGTCCAATCGGAACCTACACCAATCCGCTGAAGGGCAAGTTTGCCGGGATGAAGATGTCGGAGTTGCCTGACTATTACATCCACTGGGCAACGAAGAACACAAACAACTGGATTCAGAAGATGTTCATTCGTGAAAGGGCGCGCCGTGAAGAACGACGATCTGCTTGTTGAAGACACGGTCAGTGAACTGACCAGCTTGTTTCGGTTGGATGAGGCTTTTCCACCAGGAGGACGGGATGAAAAACCAAGGGAGGGATGGTTCGCGAGGCTGCGTAAATGGTTTGGCTTTGGCCGGGGAAATCTGGCGGCGAGTCGGCGTGAACCGGGAGCCGAGCCGGAAGGTGGCGCGGCAGTTGGGTCTGGAAACCCCGACCATGGACGGAGTGATGCGGATATGCAGGCACTTCCGTCATGCGCCAAGCGCGGAGCGGCTTGCGGTGGTCGCGATGCTGCCGCCCGATGTGAGCGACAGCGATGTCGCTGACTGGTTTGGCCGGTCGCTGGAGTGGGCGCAGGCCGTGCGGGCGAACGCTGACAAGATCCGCAGGCGTGAGCCGATGCCAGCGGAGATGGAGTACGTCGATGACGGCTACCAGATGGGCGATCCCAGCCCAGAGGAAATCTATCGCCGTGCTGCGGAGCTTCGCGCTAACCCGGAAAGGCGTGAGCCGATCAACCGCAAGGATCCACGCCCGGCGTACGAGAGCGTGAGCGAAAGGTGTTCGATCCGTAGCTACCGATGGAACCGGCGACATGCATCGTTCGTTTCAAACCTCGCTGACTGACGGCCACGCGGCAGAGCGGGCCTGGGTGGAGCGTCTGCGCACAGATGGCTACGCCGTGGCTCACGGGCGGAAGATCGTGCTGACCAAGCATGACTCCGTCCGTGACCACTGCGCAACACCGGACGCCGCCGCCGTGATGGTCTTGGAGATCAAAGAGCGCAAGCTGCGGTTTACCGGGCCAGAGGATTACCCCTACCCAACGGTTTTCGTGAATGCCACGCGATCCTTGGAAATGGAGCCGTACAGGCCGTTCGCCTACATCTTTGTCTCCACCGTAACGCGGTCGTGGGTATGGCTCACTCCGCTGGACCGTGACTCAACGTGGAAGGCCACCACTGTCACGGACACTACCAGGGGCCATGACATGGGCATGCTGGTCGCGCCCAAGAAGTTCCTGCGACCGGCAAAACAACTGATTGATTTTCTGGTGCCACATCACTTGCTGGAGGGGATAGATGGAGACACAGAGTGTTTCCGCCGTGGAGGAGGAAAGACTGAAGAGAGAGAACGATACGCTGCGAAGACGGATCCGCGCATTGGAAGCAGAGATCGCAAGGCTCCAGGCGAAACTCATTGGAATGTGGGGTGACGCATGATGTTTTTTGGCAGTACTTCGACGCCGGTCTACGAGAACATCCTGAAGTTCAGGACGCTCAACACCATGATCCGAACGTGGGTGGAGCGGGATAAGGACGGGCCGGATAACAGCGTTGACTTCTTGGAGATCAACACCTACGTCGCCAGTAGGCGGCAGGCGATTGACGCCCAGCCTTTTATGACCACTGCGCTGGAACTGGCGAAAGAGTTCCCTCGCATCGTCGCCGTTGAGGTGATGAACGGCTCCGGGACTGACGGTGTACTCCATTACCCGAGGTGGCCGTGAGAGATGCCGCCGCCGGGATCATAATCGCGATTGCCTTTCTCTTGGGGCTGGCGTTCGCTGCCGCGATTGACAGTTGCCAGCGTCCGCAGCCATCCACTTTCCACATTCCCGAAAGTGAAAAGTGACTGCGAAACGGTTCACTAAGTTGCTGCGAAACGGTGCTTGGTCGCGGTTCGCGAACTCCGAACATGTAGCGTCAGATATAACGTGGGTATATCCGCGTAAGGAAAGCTAAAGCGGACGGTGTGACAAAACCTCGGTCCTTAATATTTTCGACCTAGGTTTTGTCACACCGCCCCGAACGTATGTCAAAAGAACCGAAACCGCTGCACTTTCTAATACGACTGGGGATAAATGCCGACCGACTTAGTACACCGACTGCGCGACCGCAGCTACGCCAGTAAGTTCCCTGACCCGCTGGTGGAGG